ATCTTCGGTAAGAGCAATTTCCTTAGTATCATTATAAGTAGGACGATCTGCAGAACCATTAAGATTCAATTCAACCCCAGGAGCACCAAAATTAGCTTTATCCCACTTAGACAACATTACTAGATTATGACCTTCTCCCTTAGTATCGATACCAGAAATATTGTCATAATTAGAAAGTTGAATTGTTTTACGACCTTCACCGAATTCTTGATACTTAACAACACCTTCAAGATCAGCAGAAATACCATCAACCTTTTCAGTAATAGCATCAACAGCAATCTTATCAGCCTTAGAATCAAGACCTTCGTTAACTGTAGCAAAACGATTATCAACACTTTCTGCATCAGCCTTAGTAGCTAATTGTTCAGTAATCGCATCAACTGCTATCTTATCCGCTTTTTGATCAAGTGCTGAATTTATATTTTCTACTGCACTATCAACATCTGCCTTATCAGCTTTAGTTTCAAGAGCAGCCTTAACTTCTTCTATCTGTGCCGAACTAGATTCAACATCACTCAGGTACGCAATCTTATGAGCTTCTTCACCAGACTGACCTGCTTCTTGTACAGTTGGACGTACATCTTTCGGAGTATTGATATTAAATGGGACGCTAGAAGAACCAAAATCAGCTACACCCCAACGATTAAGCTGAACGAGACTAGATGTACCACCTTCTAAGTTACCACCTAAAATAACATCACCATTCTTAAGAACAATAGCTTTATGTTCTGGGAGATTAGAGTCAGCTACATCTTCATATTTAACAGCTTTCTTATTAATAGCATCGATAGAAGAAGCAAGATTTTCATTAACTGTTACTAGGTTAGCAGCAACTTCTTGAACATTCTTCTTAATTTCATTGATACCTTCTACTTTAATACCTGCTTCAGATACACTCAAGTAAGATTCACTGGAAGGATCTAATTTAATAGAGAATCCATTTTCAATCAATTCAATACCATTACCAGCTACGTAAGTATCAACCAAAGAGCTAAGATCAACTACTGAAGTTTGTTCTCCTTCAGAAGTGTTAAATACAAAGGTCAATGATTTATCTTCTGCAGAGTACTCAACAGATTTCAAGAATTGGTCTGCAGGAATATTAATAGTACCAGCAATTTTATCACCTACTTGAAGTTCATAAGTTAAGTCATCTTTCTTAACTAATGCAATAGTTTCCATATTGCCATGAACATCTTCAAGAAGGGCAATTTGTTTGGAATCGTTATAAGTAGGTCTTTCAGCAGAACCGTTTAAGTTGATTTCTACTGAACTAGAACCTAGATCTACTTTATTCAACTTAGAAACCATAGCAATATTCACAGCACTACCATCAGTAGTTTTTCCGCAAATATTATCATGATTGTTTAGGAAAATAGTCTTACGTCCAGGATTTTGTTCAGTTGCTGTATCTTCATATTTAACAGCTTTTTCAAGTTCTGGACGTATCTCATTATTGAGTCCTCCGTTTATGGTGCTGAAACCGTCTGCAACATTCTTATTGATATTATTAACAGCTTCAACAAGATTATTGTTTACAGTTGCAATATCAGCTGCATTTTTTTCAATTTTTCCTTCAAGTTCAGTGAGATCAGCACCTTCACCGTTTACTTTTTCAGCTAATTCATCAATAGCTGCTTGAAGTTTAGCATCGCCTTCTTCACGATTAGTTACTTCAGCTGCAATACCATTATTAATAGTTTCGATAGCCTGAACAAGATTATTATTCAGAGTTTCGATAGAAGAAGCTACATTTTCGTTGATTTGATTTACCATTCCATCAACACGAGAAGCTTCTGATTCAATTTTTTCAGATAACTTAGCGTCACCTTCTTCACGGGCACTAGCTTCTTCAGTTACCTTATTTTCTAGAGCAGAGAGTTGTTCTTGGATATCACCTGGAACTTCTCCACCACCTGTAGATGCGATATCGTATACAACTCCGTCAACACTAATCTTAGAGATTTTTTCGCTCATAATTTATTCTTTCTTTTAATTAAACGTTTAATAAAATTTTCTTAATCATTTACAAGACCTAGGGTAGAATCTTTGTAAGTTACTGTTTCATCGTAGATCATCAATGTATCTGGGGATTTGAAACTTGCATGATAACTATTAGGAAGGTATAATACTCCATTTTTGACATAAATTTTATTATTTTTGTCTTGAGTATCTGGATCTGTACCATTTACTTCCTGAATAGTTTTGCAATAGATTTCATAAATCAGCGGAAGATTGTAACCTATATCCCCGAACGCATTGTAATCACTTCCAGGGTTGAATCCACAACCACAGTTGCAAAAATCATTCATAATATTTTAATAATTATTATATATTAAATAAACACTACACACTTCTTAGGAAAAACAAAAGAACAACTACAAAATTTCTTTTATAATTGTTCTATGTCATGTATTAGGGTTTAGGTTTTTCAGGAGCGCAAAAACATCATTTAAAGAAAGAAAAAAAAAGAAGGGAATTAACCCTCCTTTATTTTTACATTTACGTTTCCAGTTAAAATGAAATAATCTATATCTATGTTCCAACAAAGACCATAATGTTTTATTACATCACTTAACTCAATATAAGTATGATAACCAAGATTATATATAGATCTTATTTCTTTTACTGTACGAGTTGCAATATCACCTAATGTTTTCATATTTTTATGTTGAATATCATAATCTATTAAAGTATTAAGTGCTCTACGAGAAAGATTTAAGTCTCTTATACTAGTTTTTAATAATCTTACTCTCTTTTCTTGTTCTTCATTTAAAGTAACATCAATATTCTCTACATTTTTGATTCTTTTAAGTTCAGCTAATTTTATGTCTTTGGCTATATTCTCTTTTGTTAATTTTTCCAGTTTTTCGAGAACTAGTCTATTATTATCATATAAAAATTTTATATTATTATTGACATATCTAGTAAAATCACTTTTCGTCAAACCATAAAGATCAGCTAACCTCTTAATCTCATCAACATTCTTTTTTACTTTTCCTATATTAACACAATTAAGAAAATTTAAATATTTCACTAAGATTTCATGAATATAGTGAAAATCTGAGTTATCATTATAATAATGAATATTATCTATTAAGGATGCAGTAATTAATTCCCTGCAATGTGAGTATTTTTTATATCCAATTCTTATAAATCTTGTAACATCTTCTACTTTTTTGATTTCTTTATTCATTTTTTCGATCTTTTCATCTAGCTGGCGTTCTAATTCTTCTAAGTCAGCTCTCTTTTTAGATAAACCTCTTTTCAATAAATCAGTTAGAGTTTTCTTATCTACACTCATTGTATTTTTAATAACTCTGATAGTAATTAAACCAGATTTACCCCAGTTTGTAATAGTTTGTGTACTTACTTTTGCTAACTTTGCAGCATCAGTTATTGTAATCCATTTTTCTTTTTTCATCTTCTTTTAAATTTTAATTTATACACTAATAAGGCTTTGAGGAGAATAAAAAAGGAAGCTTATAAAAGCTCCCTAAGTTTTTCCATTTTCATTTCACTATCAATTTGATCAAGGCTGATTTCTTCTGCTACTTTTCTAAGTAATTCACAGGTTTTTAAGAAATTTTCAACATCCTTTATAACATTTTCATCAGGACATTTAAATCTTGCAGTGTGTAACAGATCTTTAATTTTCCAAATAAGCATCTCGTGATTTCTTTGAAAATTTATGCAATCTTCACTGTACTTTTTTCTTACTTCCTCTATCCTATCAAAATACTCCTTTTTGAAGTCATTCCTCGTTTTCTCTAATGAATTGAAAGTTCCATTTTTGTACTCTTTGTATTTCTCGAAGAAATATTCTCTTTTAATTTTCCCCGATTTTTCTTCATAATCTCCTTGCTTAGCTAAAAACAAGTTGTGATTTATTGTCTCTACCCTCATTAATTCCATGAGACGTAAACAAATTTCTTCTTTTTCCATATCTGTTTTCTTTTAAGTTTATAATACACTTATAAGGCTTTTAAGTTATATAAGACATAGTGAAGAGAATACTTAAATAAAACAGAATCATAATATTTATTCATATATTTGTAATCTTCCAAGAAAGTCTTTCGATCCATCTTATATGGTGAAATTTGTTTAGGATTAGGAATTAGGTACTTGATATACTTACCTTTCTTAATCTTTTTCTCATGAAGTCTAAGTTCCTCAAGTTTTAATATATATGGTCGAAAAGATATCCAGTACCTAAATTGTTTAATTCCAAATCTCTTATATTGTCCTCCTCGATTACTAACTTTTAAGACCATATCGAAGAGTATTCCCTTTTTAATTCTGTTATCTAGAATATTAAGTACTTTTTCTGGATCATCCCAATGAGATCCTATAGTATCCATCATATGTTTTTTAGATCTGAATGGAAATTTTATGGGAATTATTATTTCTTGTTCGTTCCAAATCGAATATGGCGAGTTTATATAAATTTCTTTCATAACATATATAAGGAAAATAAAGGGAAGAACTTATAATCGTTCTTCCCCATTATATTATCTTTCGAAAAATCCTGGAGCGCTAACTTGTTGATTAAAGTTTCCAGATTCACCCAATCTCTGAGTTTTCTTTTCAAGCATCTGTAATCTTTCTTCGTAGTCAGTTCCATTATTTTCAAGAGTTGTAATCTTACCATTAATCTGTGTGATACTAGTATTAATCTTACCTATTTCAGTAGTTAGGTTAGTATTTACCTCTTCTATTTTTGTAGTTAGATTAGTTCCTAGTTCAGTTATTTTATCAGTAAGTGTTTTCTCTAATGTCTCTATCGTCTCCTTGAGTTTTTCATTTTCTGCTTCAAGTGCTGAAATATTATTCTCTAGGTCTTGAATGATAGTAGTTAGAGTTTTATTACTAGAATCAATTACTGCATTAGTTGTTGTTTGCAGAAATATATCTTCTCCGTTTTTTATTAATTTTGAAATCATACCTTTCTAAGTTTTGCAATTTCAGCCTCAAGTTCTTTTATCTTAGACTCAAGTTCATTAAGTTTTTCTTCTTTTGGATCGAGAGTTGCTACTTTAAATACTGCTGGAGTTCCATTAGCTTGGAAGAAACCGTTAGGAGCATTAACTTTACTAAATACAACAGCATCAGTAGTATCAATCTTAAGATGTCCTCGATTAGTTTCGTGAGGATTATCTCTTCTAGCAATGTGAGCGTTCATAGCTGCTTCTACTTCATCAATTCTCTTATTTAATTCAGCATCAGCGGCTTCACGTTCTTCTTTTTCATTTTTAAGTTCTTCCTGCCATTCATAAGATCCATCACTCGGGCCTACTCTAAGTGATGGATTATTACTGCTGGATATTTTTACACGAGGAGTTAATAGTTGTGCCGAGGATGTTTTTTCGCTAACGGCACTAATAACTTCTTCCTCGTGAGTTTCTTCTTCAGCAGGTAGATCACTCATCATTACTTCTTTCGAGGCCATTTTTCCAGCAGATCCGACAGACATAAAGAATCCATTAGCTGTAACTTTAGAGAACGTAACTTCATCACTTTCTCCAACACCAAGTTGTTCACGAGTTACATTATGAGGATTATTTTTGTCTTGAATATGAGCATTAAGTTTATCCCAAAGATCATCAATTCTAGCATTTATTGCAGCATCAGCCTCTTTTCTCTGATTTCTCTCATCGGATATATCTTCTCCCCAAGCAACTATTTTATCGATTTCAAGAAGAATCTGATAAGCTACTTTTGCAGATATTCCCCAGTTATTCCATTCTGTAGGTACTTCTAGAATCGTAGCTGGTCTCATTAATTCTTCTATAGTTCGAATTAAATCACGTCCAATACTTTTTTCTACAATAATACCATCATTTTTAACAATAAATGCAGTTCTTCTAAATTCATCTACATAAATAATATCATTCCAGATTGGATCTGATGCTGTCCAAGAAAAATCGTTAGGATCACTAGAAGTTACAACAGCTACTTTATTTCGATAAGCATTATCTACTATACTATTACTATTTCCACTGCTTTTGTAATATTCAGAGATATAATATTTTTGATCCTTTTCAGTTACTTCTGGATGATCCCAACCTAAAGCTTCAGATTGATCTGAATTTGGATAATCTGCTGGTTTTGGTCCTCCTGGTGCAACTTTTACAAGTACTCCTTTGTCATCAGTATCCCACCAAGAAGCTGGATCGAGAGGATCATAACAAAAATCATCAGGAAATATTGCTACAAGAGATTCTACATATTTTCCGGGATATTCCAGAAGATCATTTGGTATTTTCCCAGTATCATCTACTGTAACTAAACCATGAATTGGAATACTATTATCATTTCCATCTACTACGCCATCTTCATTAGTATCTACTTTAACTGTAGTAGATGAATTCTTATTTAAAAATGCTAATGCTAATTCTTGATAAATACCTCTAGCTCTACCTACTAGAATTTTTTCAATAGCATTCTTATCATCTGCATTATTTGGATCTAAATATACGTAATCTCCATTTTCTTCAGTATTATGAACTTCTGCAATAAAAGCCATATCGTTCTCAAGATCACTCAATTTTGTAGGAAGATATCCAGGAGCCCATTTTCTGAACTTATATGGATAAACTTCTCTCTCAATTGGATCAGTGATAGAACTAGGTATTGAAGCTCCATCTTTTATACTACTATCGTAATAAAATTCAACTGCAGATCCTGAAGAGCTACTTGATTCCACAACTCTTACTATACAGCCATCTTCAAGTCTTTCTTTTGGAATAGCTTTAAGATCTTCTATTGTTCTAACACTTTTCCAACCACCTTTTCCATAAATTGCTTCATGGGTAGGGTATGTATCTTGATCAGTATAAGGAACTATAGGAGCTGAAACATTTATACCTTTTTTATTTTTTTCCATATTATTTAAATTCTATATTTAAAACTCCTGTTTGAGGATAATCAAATACTATTACAGAATAATCTTCTTCACCAAATTTACAAGAGAAAGCATTATTTTCCATATTTCCTGTTAAAAGTCTTATAGGATCTTCACTTTCATTAACTTCTCCATAAATTTCAGTAGGAATCATGTAATATATGTATAATCCTGAAGTATAATCATTACCTTCATCATCTACGCTACAATCTACATTATTTAAAACAATTGAACGTTCTTTAGATAGACTTCTATTTCCGTAAGTTTTTCCGTCAATTACAATCTTACTAATATCGTTTGTTTTAGATTTACCCCAAATTCTAGAATTAATAAATTCATAGGTAATGTTTTTAGAGATACTAACAGATCCAATAGAGTCTGATGAACTACCATTACCGTATAAAACAGATAGAGTAATTACAGTATCTCTTGAAATATTTTGATTATAAATCCATACCCAAGTATACTCATCTTCATCTTCGCTAGGATTATTCATTCCTCCAGAATAAAAACTTCCGTTTATATATATACTTACACTAACATCTTTTCTTTTTAATTTCATTCCATTATACCAAACTTCCCAAGCAAAAGAGGGTTGTATTCTAGTTCCATTTTCATAAAGCCCTCCATCTACTGTTGGATTACCCGAACTTGTATAATCTGGAAGTAATCGTATCTCTAGAACTGTTCCAAGACTGTGTATAATATCTTGAATTCTCTCATTTAATCCGTTTAATGCATTAGTTACAGCATTCTGAGACATAACATCATCCTCAGATGAACCTGTGGTTTGAAGTACATTAATACCACCTCGAATTCTGAAAAAGCCTGTAATTGAATCTTTTTCTATATCCTTATAGTAAGTATACCATTTTCCATCTACAAATACTTCAAATCCATCAGGAATAGGGTATTTATCATAATCCCATGTTCCTAATTCTCCTATTCCACTAACTATACCTTGTCTTTTATCTAGGAATACTTTAGCGGGTAATAAAAAATTTGAACCTATTTTATTTGCCATAATTTATTTTATTTATTAATATTTTCCACCGCTTATATTCTTAGCAGCTATAGACATATTAGAATCAGTTACAATACTAGAATTATCAATATTGACTCTAATTTCTGTACTACCATCTTCAAGTTGTACTAAATTAATTCCAGGACCACCAATAAAGCCTTCACGTATTGATAATCCTTTAATAATTTGTTCAAGTTTTCCAAGAGTATTATAATTTATGCTAGCTCCACCTAAAATCTCCTGTCTCAGATTTTCTAAGTCAGTTGCATTTACACTAGAATTTTCTGTAGATATTCCTTCGAAGAATGTTGGTAATGAGAATGAAAAAACTTGTTGAAAATTATTATAATTTAATGCAACATCTTTTACATAAACATTGTAATCAATATCATTTACTTTACAAGACTCTATTGAATAATCAGTTATATGATTCATTCCAGAAGTTGTATCATAAATACTCATAAGATTTCCGTACAGTTTTGGATATGCAAAAGCTATTTTCTGTGAGTTAAGATCTCCTTGGAAAGTAACAATTGATTTCTCATTTCCAACTACAGTGTTTTCAAGAGAATTTAAAGCAGCTTCTGTTATATTCCACCCACTTTCAGGAATTTGTCCATAGTAGAAATTGTAACCAAACTTAACTGTATAATATGAAGTTGCAGTTCTTATAATTCCTGTATCTGGATCCGTATATTTAACAGATAATCTATATTCTGTTGTATTTGTAAGACCTAAGACTGTATATCTATTACTTTCAGGGAGAGTTATTTGTGTACCATTTAATTCTAAAATACAATCATTAGTAACTTCATATGTATTTGCTTCACCTGTTTTTATATCTATATCAGGGATTGTTACTCTGATTAAGAAGTTAACAGCGGTTCTAATTCCAGTTTGATATAGAGGAGTAGTGCCATCATCTTGTCTGTTAGAATCATAAAAACTAACTCTTAATGGGAATGTAGCTGAATGATTTTTATAAGTTAACTCCTTAATTTCTTCTAGACTTTTAAGAGCATCTTGAATACTAACATCCCAACCAGAAATCATTTCATTAATTTCGGACTTAGTATAAAAATCATCTTCACGTTTTAATACTCCATCACGATAAAACCATCTATACTTATCTTCTATATTACTAAAAATGAAAGGACCACCAGTTATAGGTTCTATTTGTCTAACCCCACCAGTTTCGTATACATAATTCCAAATTCCATCTTCATCCTTGTAAAGATATAATTCTCCATGTACAAGAAGAGATACATCTGGAAGTTCAGTTACTACATCTCGAACTAAATCTAATCCGCCAAGTGTAACAACTTGATAACAGTCTTCTCCTATTCCATTCTTAATACCTAGAGCGAATATAGTATCTGTTTCTGTTTGTTCAGGATTAGAATAATATCTAACCATAACAGGCTCTCCGATTAAGAATTCATGTTGATTTAATCTTAATCTTGCTATACTTCTATCTCGTTCTATGTATTTGCTTCTGGAAATTTGTATTTGAAAAGAATTTAAACTACTCATAATTATTTATTTATAATTGAATAAAATAATAAAAGAATAGACTTAGTTTTATAATTTTTCTAAGTCTATTCTCATAATTTAGGTTTTGAAGCTTTCAGAAGAGAATTTCTGTTATTTAATTTTGATAATTCGGAAAGATTCAACTAATTCTGCAGTAGACCAAATAATAGAAATTTTATGATCTTTATCCATATAGAATTCAACAGGATTATTAAGAATACCTAGATCATAGAATTTACCATCAATACTTACTAAAGCATCTGGATATTGTGATTTAAGTTTTTCGCTAGGAGTAATAGTAACTTTAACCACTTCTTTATCACCAGTCAAACCATATTTATTGACTTCGTAATTAGGATATACAGGTTCTAAAACTGTAGCACTTTTATCTTCACTATCGAATTCATACCAAGTACTTTCATCATCTCCTAACCAAGGACCTTCAATTTTATAGACCTGATAAAATCTACTAGGAATAATATCTTTTCCATACTTACCCCAAGCAGCATCTTCATAAATTTTAACTTCTTCGTTCATAAGTTTTTGTTTTATAAAAATTATTGTTATTTATTTTATTCATAATTATAACCACTTATTTCTATCGGGCGACTTTGATAGAATTAAGGCATTTATTCGTGGTATATAATTATAAGTAGCAGTTTTCTTAATTTCTTCTACATTCAACTCTATATTAGATTCATTTATCCATTCCAGAATAATTAATCCAATAGGTTGATTAATTCCAGGAATACTAATAAATATTTGTCTTTTAGAACCATCTCTATTATTTACTAATTCATATATTCCAGGATATTTTTCCATAAATACGCTATCTCTTGGACCATCACAATATACAATTTCTCCAAACTTAATATCTTCATAGATACTAGTAATTAATCCAGTATTTATACTTTTATACTGTTCTGGATCTATGGAAAGTACAGCAAAACCATTATCTTGTTGGAGAAGTTCTACGTATTTGAAGGGAATAGATACTAGATTTTCTTTAGAATTATGATATTCGAAGTATAATATTCTATCAGCTCTAGAATTACTTCTAAATTCTGTAAGGAGAGGTTTTAATTCTGCTAATAACTGATCCCTAAGTTCCATTTTTTCGGAGTGTATCTTATCAGAAATTTCAGAATATATTTCTATAGTATCCTTTATTATAGTTTTGTAATTAAATATAGCTAAGACTAAACAGAAGATAAAAATATACTTCACGAACTTCGAAAATCCTATGTTTTTATCTATCTCTGTTATAGCCTCAACGAATTCTTTTAAAGATAGTTTCATGATTTATTATATTGCAAATTGAGTTAACCTAATCTCTCCTGATTCTATAGTACTCGTCTTTTTTGTTATTGGATCTAGATTAGTAATTTTTAAGACTATCACTAAATTTAACTCTTTTCCAGTAGTATTAGCAGAATATATTAATCTTTTATTCACCTGATCTACTTTAAACTCCAGTCCATTACTTTCTTTCACCAAGATTTCAATTACAGGCAGAGATGTTATATCTATTTTAACCTTTTCCTTTATTTTTGAAATATTATAATCATTTATCAATCTATACATATCACATTCTAATGTTCCTAATAGATTTATATACCCTCCAGATTTTTTAAGACTACTAGTATCTTCTAATGCTGAAAACGATAGAATAGATGTAATTTGTCTAATCACAGAGTTATTATATATTTTCTCACCAGATATATTATTGTATAAGAACGAACTACTATATCCACTTGTTTTCTTGTTTCTTATATACTTATAGTAAGATTTTTTTGTTACTATTTTTTCTTCCAGTGAGGTAAAGATATTAACTCCATAATCAATTCCTATACCTTCCAAAAATACAGTATCACTATCAGCTATTGTTTCAATGTTTGCTTCTGTATATTCTGGAAAAGATAATTCAAAAAGATTAGATGATATATTTAAATCTAATCTATTGAACTTAATTATTTTTCTTTCAGCAGCCTCTAGCTCAGTTATTATAAATGCTATTCTTTCCGATCGATCTGGATATATACCATAACAATAAATAAAACAATACTCTGAGCTAGGTTCAACTAAGGCAGCTTTTTCTTCTTCTGGGATATCAATATTAATCTTTAAGAGTTTTTTATTACTATCCCAGATTGAATTTAGAGGATATTCTGAGGTTTTTCTAACATCATTATACAGATAAGATCCTGAAAATAATTTCTCCATGAATTCTTCTCCAACTGTATATGAATTATAAATTGTTCCTATTACATATTTGGTTATTTTTAGTGTGTTATCTATCCTCCTTATACTCTCTAAGAATTCTTTTTCAAAAATAACTCTCATAATTTTATATATAATTTAAATACCCATCTTCATCGATATAATAAAGTAGTCCAGAGATAGATGCTATAATTTTCGGTACTTCTGTTTTAAGAGATGCTTTGAAATAGCTTCTTCTAAATCCCGTAAGAATAGTTCCAAATATACCTGTTGGATTATTTCGATGAATTACCAATATTTTTCCCTCATTATAATACCCCTTATACTTTTCAAACTCTTCATCCTTACTAACTAATATCCCGAGTTCTTCTGAATATTCTAATTCTGAATTTCTTGATGTTGCCCTAGCTTTTTCTGTATAATAACTAATCCCTGGTTCATAATAGATAGTATAATAATCTAACCCCAGATCTTCATCTACTGTATGAATCATTAAGAGACTGTTATTAATCAGTATTGGACTTTCATCTGTATTTACTGTATATACTAATCTATCAATACAACTATAAATATGAAAATCTTTTTGTGAGGATTGTTTATTTTTAAAAACATACCAATCTCCAACTTTTTTGATAATATTAATGTTCGTATATTTAGTATAATCAGTTAAATTTAGAAAAGTACTATTAATACTTGGAATGTAATTAGTAATACTTTTATTAGAGATATTTCCAGGAGTAGATATAATTCTACTTCTAGGATCAAGAGTATCTAAGAAAAAGTTTTGATAGTCTGTTGAAATCCACTGACTTTTCTCTATATCATATAATTCAAGAGTACTAGGATAATTAGTTCCAATAGTAATTATAAATCTTCCTGAAAAATAGAATATTTCTTGATTACTTCTCATATCCTCGAAAATAGAATAGTCTGCCCCCGATGAAGTTGTATATACCTCAGGATTACCAAATCTTGTTTTTTTCACTAAAGATTTGATAGAATACTTATTACCTGTCCAAGAATATAATACAATATCCTTTCCATAAAATCCAATTTGATGATTTTCATAATTATGTGAGTATGGATCTATATTGACATCATGATTCAAATTAATTTTATGAAAACCAGTACTATTCCCAATACCATAATCTAAGAGGAGATTCATTTGTTCATTATCTTGAATATGGTATACGTGAGAAGTATATCTTGGATAATTATCAGCTCCTAGGTCTTGCTTTATAGTTTGTGCTCCAGAGTAGTTATACAAATTTACATTATCTAAGAAGTTTTTCCCAGTTGTTGAGTTATTCTTTAGTTGATCTAAGGAATTACTAAGATTTATCTGGATTTGGCTAGATATACTAGAGTCTAAAGATATATAAATATTTATATTACTACCTTTTCCCTGAGAATTTAGAAACTCTGTATAACCAATAGGAGTGTTATCTATTACACTCATATAAATTATTACAGTAAATCCAGAAGGAAGATTATTTTCATATTTAAAGGGTTCCTCTGGGGTAGTTCGATTTAATCTGATATAATTACCGCCAGAGGAAGTAAGTAGTCCTGAGTAAACTTGTTCGATATTATAGAGAGATATTTTTGGTAACTTAGGATCCCAATTATCATTTTTATTATATAGTATTACTTCTAAGCTATTGGATATATTACTAGAATTTCCAATAACGTAAGTACTATATCCTGTATTATAATTTTCCATAAGTTATTGTACAATTACTAATAATACATTCATCTATGTCAGTTGATTTAGATACAACTCTAATAATATTATTAACACATTCAATTACAATATCTGATCCAATTTCTTCTATATAATCTTTGGAAATTAATCCTCCTTGTTTATTATATCTAGGTCCGGAGAATGTTGTTTCTTTAGAGTATAGTTTTTCGTTACCTACTAAGATTAATTTTTCTTTGTCTTCAGGATCTTCAACATATCTAGTTTCATACTTAGAATATTGAATACCAAGATCAATTTTAGTAGAAACTCCAGGACTAACAGAGTAATTCATTAGTTCTGTTAAATCTACTGTATTGGTATAGATATCAGAATTGAATGGTATAACATCGATAGTAATAGAATTGTTTAGAATATCAACCACATTTTTTGAAGTACTATACAAATAAATTTCGTTATTATTCATACTATTATATAAGTTATATATTTCTTTTAAGTAATTATTTTTATTATTCTTGAGGTAATCTAGATATGAATTAAATTGAGATTTTTCTTTTTCAGTTAATTCATATTTATCAATTTCAATACTTTTCGTATTTTCATCAACCTCATTTATTATTCCAGAACCTTTAGAATAATCATCAATACATACTCGTAAATTCCCTTCTGAGCCATCTTCACCTGGGATAACAAACCTCCGATTAGTTACATTCCAATCTCTGAGTTTTAATTTATTACTTAGCTCAGATATTCTAGTCATTCTGTAATTTGAATCATTACATACTAATGCTCGATTATTTCCAGTTAAGTAATATTCTTTCTCATCTTCTTGACCTGTTACTTGTGATATAGAAATATTATCGGAAGTAGTGGTTATTAATTCTATCTTTTTCATTTCTTGTACTTATCTCTATAAAATATATTCACTATGTTTCCACTAGTTACATAAAGCCTAACAATTTCTCCTTTATTTCCTTCTGTCTTTCCAGGAACTATAACAAGAGCACTACTATCTGTTAAATAATAACTAGAAATTGCATCATGACTCATATAAGCGTCAAGAAGATCTATGGAAATCGTTGTATTTATATTATTCTCCTGTGTAATTACTGTAAGAATAAATGACTCCTTATCAAATCCAGATACAGGAAGGTAATTATCTTTTGTATTATCAGTACATTGAAATTCTATTACATTAGCTGTTTCTGGAATTGGATATTCTTTAAAACGGAAATTATTTACTAATGATTTTTCTAAGTTATTTAATTCTTCGATTTTATCCAAGTAAAGTTTTTCAAGTTTTTTTATATTCTCCATCCATTCTTTATCAATACTACTAGGCAACCAAGAAGTAACACTATCAAAAGTATTCTGATCTCCGTTATTATAACCTTTTCCGTACCTATACCTAACAACTGAACCCATAGGATCTATTAATTCCTGAAGTCTGTAAATAGAATCTGAATTAGGTTCATTAGTATAAGTATATTGTCGTAGAATTACATAATTAGCATCTTCTGGATAAATACTAGAAGCATCATTAAATATAACTTCACTTATTTCCGGAAGATTTCTCGATATCTTAAATACAGCATTATTAATTTCCGGAGAGATTAAGATCATTGACAAGACGTTTTTAGAATCAATTCCAGTTCCATTTAAAAAATCAGATAACTCAGATGAAATGGATAATGAATCGTTCCCTGAATTAAGATAGACGTATTCAGAAATTATACCCTTTTCATCAAATCCTATCATATATGTAGATAAAATTTGAGATAAAAGATGTGCAGTAATTAATTTATCTTCCTTTCCTTGCTCTTCTTCAGAATGATTTATATAATTAAAATACTCTTCTATATTATTTAATTTATCTCCTAAATATGGTGAGTAATTATCTGAACTTTCTTCAGGAATAACACCAGAAACAGTATTATTTGTTTTATTAGTTGGATTTTTAGCTGTACAAATATAGATAGTATTTCCATAGACAACAAAATCCCCTTTCTCATATTCAGTTTCTTCTGAATACAAAAACATTCCTTGAACGTGCGTATTATTTAGTATCATATTATCTCTTTATAAGTTTTATAGTTGTATTATAATATATATTCATTAACTTCAAGGTATACTCTCCTTCTTCTGGAGTATTTATATTTGCAGCCCTAAGTGATACTTGAGACGTACCGAAACTTTGAATACTTCCGTTTGCTGTAAACTTATTAATAGTTAATGAATTTCCTTGAAAGTCTTCTATAATAACTTTTTCTAAGTTACTATTTGGATAATCTTCAGAAATAAACTTAAATACAGCGTTACCTCCAGAATTTATCTTTAATGAATTATTAGATACTTCAAACCCAGAGAACTCTATAATACTAATAGTTACTCGTTTACTGCTAAGTTCTAATGTAAGAGTAGCTGCCGAGAAATTAACTTCGGGAATTACAATACTGTTAGTAGTATTGATTTGTTCCGGATAATATATTTCTGGCGCATCTGGATCTCCATTTTCATATTTTGCTAAGACTCTTGAAATAATATACCCTGAAAGTTCTGGTATTCTAATTTCTGCTCTCTGATTAATTAGGACATCTATTTTACCATCCTCTTGTATAAAGGGATCATATTTAGTTTCATCACCTATAATTAATTCAGATACTATAAAATTATTTTCTCCAAATTTTCTTTTCCATTCACTATAATCGTATACATCACTTTCTCCTGATATTTTAGCTTTCAGAATTATATAAGAACCTGTATATTTTAGATTGAAAATTAGGTGATTTGTTTTTAGAACTTCTTCCCAATTAGTTACTGTTATTAGGTTATTTGGAATATTATAATTAAAGTTATTACTTGGTGGAAATGGAATTAAATCTTTCACATCAAGTAAACACGGTACATCTTCATTCAAAACATATCCAGGATTAGGGTATATCTTAAAATCAATAGGAGTTTTGACAGAAGGGATAGATATTATTCCGATAGGGTTACAAGTTCCTCCAATCTCTGGAGTTACTGATACAACCACTCTAATTGGTTTATTTATATTTAGAAACTCTGAAAGAATCCATTTAGATGAAAGCGCCGGATTATTATTAAAGTTGTTATCTGATACTGATTCCCAAACTTTTCCACCTAGAATTACCTTATCTCCAATCTTGTATGTAGTAAAAGGAAAATACTTGGGGTAATCTTCGGCGCCTTTATACATTTCAATTAATCCTCGTTTATTACCTAGAATTAATAATCTACTATCTTCTATTCTCTCATTTCCTAAGAGAGTACTAGAATTTGCATCAATTAAAACTTCTGGAACATCCTCAACAGTTTCTATTATCCCAACTGAATCTATCGTAGACCAATATTCATCGTTTCTAAGAAGATATTTATTCATATTTCTGTTAGGATTCGTACTATCTACCCATGATTTATAAGATAGATTTACACTTTCCACCTCGGAGTTATTAGAAATTAGCATCCAAATCATCTTCTCTCCAGTAACTTCATCGAGGAGTTCTTTCTCGCTTACTAAATCCTCGCCGCTTGTAGTTTCGTCTGGTTCTCCTAAAATCAATATAAAGTTAGGAGTAGAAGTAGGTTTAATTTCAGCAGCGGCCATTGAATCAGTATCTATAAAGTCACTACCTTTAGAATTGTTATTATTCTTGTCGATTATCCCCTCGTATAACTCCAGACGTTTAATTCCAGCGGCGGCCTTAAAAAGCGCGAATACCTGATTGGATATTATAGTAGTTCCGAAATATCTATCATTTTCCTCTGTTAAATTTTCTCTAGAGGATGTTGGGAATATTATTGATTCTATTTTTTCTAGGGAATTTGATGTCTCTCCGATTTCTTTCAAGGTTTTTTCTCCTAGATAATTTACTAAAAACTTATCATTAAATTTATCTTTAGTGATATTATACGAAAAGTCATACTCACTAAAGTCTCTATTGTAAAGTAAAGAACTGTTAGATCTGTACTGGACTTTACTGTATTCACGGTTATCTAGGTCATCTTGACTGTAAAACACTACTGTTCCGATATCCGTAAAATTGTTATTATTAATAATCAATTTCATAGGGCGTTACTGTCATTTTGTTATAGCTTCTTAAGTTTGCTCCAATATAATTCTGGAACTTACTTTGAATTGTTAGATCTATACTTCCAGAACCTATATTAGTATTTAGTCTGGTATAGTATATAAGTGCATCTAAAAATTTCTTAAGAAGTTCGTAAAATAAGCTTTCATTTTCTACACTTAAGTTCTCAAAGTTTACTGTTATTTCTCCTGAGTCATATATAATCTCTCCATCAAAATCTAAGGGAAGATATTGTATCATATAATTAAATACTTGAATAGTTCCCTTTACACTGTAAAATAATTTACTAAGATAGTTTATAACTTCTTCGTAATCTTGGTTATCTGGGAGACTTGATTTTGGAATACATAATCTCAAGAAATTCTTCACCGGATCACTTCCAGAATAAATATAGTAATCATCGAATGAACCTTGTTGAGTTGAAACTACCGAAGAATATTGTTCCTCGTAATCCTCAATCATTCTATAAAGCTGATCTATGATTTCTATATTTCTTAAGTGTTTAGGTATATATATTTTCATGATTCTATAACTGAATTAATAATGTAGTTAATTGAGAAGTATACAACATTCTCTTCTCCATATACAATCTCAGGAGAAACTACAGAACCATCTTCGTTAGTATAAGTTATTTCCATGTCAATTATTCTCTTTACATTAGATATTTTACTTATAAGAGATTTTATTTCTTCTGTTAACTCTGGAAATTTAATATTGAACTTATTACTATAATTATCCAAGATATCACCAACTTCTGAATCTATACTACTATTCTGATATATCTCTACATCTAAGTTAAAGATAGCTGTATATTGAGATCCTCTTTCTATAGTAATTTTATCAGTTATATAGTAAGCTCCTTTAGTTTCAATGAAATTAGTTTTTTCATCTTCTGTTAGGATTGTAGAATTAGAGTATGGAACATAGTAGATAGTGATAGAATTACTTTGTGCTGAACTACTAAATCTATAAGTTGTTCCACCTGAAATAATTTTATTTGGATAAGTTTCTTCAAGTACAGTACCGATATCAGAATTACTACGTAAAATTGAATTTACATATCTATCACGATTAGCTTTGTAATGAATAGTAATTAAGTTATCTCTATCAACTTCAGACATACTAGCAAGACCAGTTCCTAAGATCTCATAATTTCGTCCACTCAACCAAGAAGGATCAAATTCTACCATCTCAGCTCCACGAATATTAAGCTTCTTTAGTTCTGAAGTATTATATCCCGAGAGTGTTGAGAATTTATAATAAAGAGCTTCTATTGTTGTATTTGCTGGAGTCTGTGTTTCTTCTCTTTCCATTACTGTTCTAAAAATATCTGCTACATAAAGTCTAGAACCAAATCCAGGGAGAGTAAGATCAAAAATACTACCATCTAAAATATGTCCTGAGAATAATCTAGTTGTTGGGAAAAAATTATCATTAACTTTAACCCAAAAATCATCAGATAGGTCGTTTTCTAAGCAATTAACATAGTAAGTATTGTTTTGATTTAAGATCCACTTCCTAGAAATTGTTTCTTTTGCAATTAGACATATAATAGTATAAGTATCAGTATCATTTACGGCCGGAGACATTGTAATTGGAGAATATACAAAACCTTCATCTCCAGCTATGTCTTTATCATCTCCATAACCTTCCGGCCGTGTATAGTTTTTATCATAATACCCTAAATAGTAAGCCTTAAAACTATTAGAACTTATAATTTCATCATAAATATTAAAGCTTAAATACTTAGTAGGTTTTATATTAAGAATTACGCGAGGACAACTACCACGAAATACCGAATACATATCATCCACACAGTGTTGAATCTTTGAATTGATAAGTGTAGATTTCTCAAGAGATGCTTCTTGTGTATAGGCTATGTTTTCTACTTCACTAATAAAAGATGCATTAGCTAACATCTGAGACAAAATCTCTACAGAATCTCCGGTAATATTAAGTTTATTAGCTATTCCTCTATAAATATCTATATAATCTTGTAATGATTTCATAATAATTATCCTGTTGTTTCATTTATATCAACTAGTATATCGTCAGATTCTACCTGATTAACACTTATTACTAGTTTTACTTTTGTTTCATCTATTAGGTCGAGTGAAACAATTTTTATATCGAGTGTTTTTGTAAATTTCTCTTTTATTTTTGTTATTAACTGTTCTACTCTACCAGTAATTTCAGATGCTAAATCCTTTTTCTTGGTATTAGTAAAAATAAAGTTAAATCCAATCTTAGATGCTCCTGGAATATCCTTTGGCCAGATATTTAAGTAGAGTTTGAAAAGATCTATAATATAGTATTCTACTTGATTTGTTATTTGACCTGTTGAAAGTAGGTAATTCATAATCTTGATTTATAATTTTTACAATTATTACATTTAACTGTAGGATCATCATCATTGAGAGCTACAAATTTACTACAGTTAGATGCTGATATATTCGTAAGATCTAAATCTTTTGGAGAAAAAGCAGAACAATTTGCTGCACTTAAGTCAGGAATAGGTATTGGTATTTCTATTTCAGGAATAGGAAGATCATCAATGATATCACCAACATTAGCTCCAACTAGTGCAATTAATGGTTTAGCAACTGTTTGTGTAGTTTCTACAATACTCATTACAGATCCAACGACCGGTATAGTTCCCATAAGAGATTTTAATCCTAGTTTACTTACCTTAGCATCAACTCTATCATAAACTGCACTAAGATTATCTCCTTCAGCTTTAAGTTGTTGAAGTAATGGAGGAGCTAATTGAGCAGAAACGCCAGGACCCATAGGAGTTACAGAAATCAATGCTGGAGGAACCATTGCAATTCTCGCAGCAAATTGAGCTGTTCCTACTGAAAGATGACCTAAATCTTGTCCAAGCTCATTGAAATCTTCTATCATTTGATTATACATCTGACCAAGTTTTTCATTAGCTTTATCCAACATTTCCTCTCCTCTTTTCTTCATATCCTCCTTAGCATTATCTAGAGTTTCTTTATATTTCTTTTTTGCTTCAGGATCTTTTATTTCATTAGATTCATCCTTAAACTCAGGAAGAGAATCTTGATATTTCTTTAATGATATTGATTGAGCTGCTTTAGCAGACAATGCACTTAATAAATTTTTCATAATATATCAACTCTCTAATAATATAGTATCTGATGTAGGTATAGGAGATCCTGGAGTTAAGAAAGTAGGTGATAATACAAAAGGTCCGAGAGCTGTATGTCCTCCCGCTACTACTTTACCCTTTACTGTTAATGTTCCAGGACCTTTAAGTGTAATATCAGATCCTTTAACTACTGCAGATCCAACTAATTCTACATTTGTTTTCCCATTTATAGTAACATCACAATTTTTTCCTATATTGATAGTTACATTAGATCTCATATTAATATCCATGTTTCCATCTTTATCTATAGTCACCCAATCGGTTGGTTCAGGTCTAGGATTATTATTTGGATCATTATACTCAGTTCCTGGATCAAAAATAGCAACCCTTATATAATCAGGTGTAATATCTACCATTTTTCCATTACTTCTAAAACCTATATAATCATTTTCTTTTATTTTTTGATATAAGTAATAACTCTGAAATACTGGATCAAGACACTTAAGAAATACAAAATCACCTACTCTTGGCTCATCTACTTCTCCTCTAAATGGAAATGCCTTAACTCCCGATTTTATTCCTGGGATATCCACCTTTATTTCATACAATACTTTATCTAAAACTTCTACAATTGTTCCAGTATAGTATAAATCTGCTTCTTTCATATTTTTCTATTTAATTTGTTGGATCTACAATTGGTAATATTTCTTCTTTCTCTTCTACACCTGATAACAATGAAGTCCAAGAAAAACTCTCTCCATCAGGGCCTACAGAACTAGAATCTTCAATAGCCATAAATAATTCATTAGATCGAACTAGGAATAACTTAAATGGTAATTCTGTTTTTTGCTCACCACGTTTATACTTCAAGATATCACCAAGTTTATATTTAGGCATATCAAAATCTTTTATTCTAAATGCAGTAAAGAAATCAGAATTCATATATCCTAAGTTTCTCCAGTAATTATGCATAAGTTGTTCAAAATCTTTTCCAACTATTGTATAATCTTCATAAAACTGAAGAGTTCTAGAATTTTTAGGTTGAAGATCTGTATAATCATCTGTACTGTTATTTGCTTGCTCTCCATTATTCTCATCTCCTTTAACTGGTTCCCATGGATTAGTTGGAGTATAATAAATTAAAGGATTATAGTTTAGATTATAAGAATCTAATTGTAAGAATTCAGAAGAACCCTCTATGCTATAATATGGTTCTTGATTTCCTCCATGATCAATACCTATAATCTCTTTCATTAAATACCCTTCCCATCCATAAGCAAATATAGATTTTTTCTTAAATCCATATGATAACTTAGAGCATAATGATTGATTTGTTTCCGAGTTTTGGAAAATTGTAAGTTTATTATTGATATCACATTTACATCTTATATCCTTTTTCCCTGGATATAAAGATTCAATAGCTGAAGTAATATCATCCCACTCAGCTTGTATAAGTTCTGTATAAAATTTCTTATCTTTTATACAGATAAAGTTTAGAGTTAAAAAGTTTTTAAAATATTTTTTATTAATTATGAAAACATCAATAATATAAATATTTCCACCTTCCTTCTCCAAAGTTATCTGTCCAGTATATTGATCTGTAATTAATTTAAGAGCTTCCCCAGAACCATCATGTGACATACTAATTTCCCCACTAGCTATCTTTCCACCAAGTTCTTCGTACATATGGATATTATCAAATTTATATCCGGAGTCAAACCATGGAGTGAAATTAATAGAAACCTTATAAGAATTAATATATTTCATAAACTTCCTAATATGTTATCTAATACTCTTTTTGGAATTAATTTTAAAATTGCGCCTCTTTTATAAGTTTCAAGCCCTCTAGCAGCCTGTAACATTAGGAGGCCAGCATATGAAGTAGAACCATAATAATCCTCTGCAATAAGATCTGGTCTATATTCATATGCTGTTATTTCATAAGATTCTCTTTCTATAATTGGATTATTTAAGTATACTAATATACTAGAGTTATATACATCTATTCCATCTATATAGTTTGAAAGATTTTCCTTATTGCTAATTATCTCATCTTTTTTAGTATACATTTTATCCTCCTAATAATTTTTTATTTTCTTCTATTTTTTTATTTATATTATCTTGTAATATTAACTCCATCGCTTGTCTTTCTTTTTGTGTAGCATCTCCTCCTATTAATCTCTTAAGTCTAACATCAGTAAATTTAGATGCTGGTTTGAAAGTCATTGTAATATCACAAGATAAAGGACATAGATCATTTTCTTTAGATCCAGTATCCCATCTCTTCATCATTTGTTTAGACATTTGGAAAGTAGCACTCTCACAAACAAGATTATCAATAGCATAAAGTGAGCCGAATTTAAGTTTAAGAGTTCCAAATTGTATTTTATCTATATTATCCAACTCAGCTTTAAATCCACCAGGAGGGATCTGCCAACCAAAATATCTATCAACTAATTCTTTTATCAACGCTACTTCAGTATCATCTTTACTTGCTGGCTCTCCACTATCATTTAAAAACTTAACTAATTTTCCAAAACAATATGGATATAATTCCATAATCTGATCATATACAGATTTGAATTTCCCATCTACATAATCAGAAAATATAGTAAATTTTATCGTTAGATTACCAAATCCAACTCCAGTACCAGAATAGTAAGAAAATCTTCCAGTCTTAGTTACTAAAGCTCTATTTAAATAATCAGTTCCTGCTTTTGATAACTTCTCTAGAACATCAGTTGTTTTATCAAATATTTGTCCGATAGTACTAAATATAGCCATTCTATCCTCTTCTGATCCAGTCTTCATTTCCTCCTCTGCACTATTCATTTTTTCAAGTTCTTTGGAGAAAAATGATAGATACGGTGCATAAGGTTTAAATTGATTAAATATATCATTAATCTTCTCATCTCCAAATTCAGACCAAGAATTAGAAATAGCAGCTTGATAATCCTCTGTCATAATAGCTCTACATAATGGTTCATAAGAATACCCATCATCGTCTTTAGCACCGTGATATTCACCCCAAGATCCATCATCATAAAGAACAGAGTTATAATGAAGAGAAACTGACATTAAATCATTACCACGATTAGTATCATAGTAAAATCCACTAACCTTAGTTCCACTACTCATTCCTTCTCCATAATGTTTTTGTTGTGGAACTTCAATTCTTGGGGCAGAAGGAGATGATTTAACCATACTTCCTAATGATGGAGGATTAGGAGTTTTTATTTTTCCCGGTTTTTCTGCTGTATTTAATGGCATATTATTATTTTAATAAGTTATCTATTTTATCTTTTTCTCTTTTCAGACCATCTCTCATATTATTTTTCGCAGCAGTAATAAAATCTTTTGTAGACTGTCCACTAATAAATTTCTGAAGTGATATATCAGAGTATTTAGTAGATGGTTGGAAATTAAGAATAACATCACAGTATAATGGACTTAAAGTATTCATTTTCTTTGATGCATCCCAATATTTTACTACTTGCTTTGAAAAACTAAATTGAGCATTAGTACATACAAGAGAATTTAGTGCATAAAAAGCCCCAAATTTTAGCTTGAGTGTACCAGTTAAGATAGTATCCATATTTAAAAGATCCGGCTCATATCCAGCAGGAGGCATTTGCCAACTAAAAAATGTATTAAGCAATTTTCCATCTTCTCCAGTAATTCCAGTATTAACGCCTTCTTTATTAGATTCAATTTTTGATCCTAGTACTGTTCCATTTTCATCAACAACTCCTTGAGTATATTTACCCATTATATATGGATATAACTCTTGAAGCTGTTCTGAAACCGTTTTAAATACTCCACCAGAATAATCAGGAAGTACTGTAAATTTCATAGCTAAATTTCCAAAACTAGTACTAGTTCCAGAATAGTAAGAAAATCTACACCCCTGAGTTACAAGAGATCTATTAAGAAGTTTAGATGCTGTACCAGTTGCAGTAGCTATACCAGATAATACTTTTTTTGCTAGTTTTTCAACAGTACTGTCTCCAGTTGTATCTCTCAACATTGATTCAGCTGTTTTCGTAAGTTCTTTCGCATATGGAGCATAAGGTTTTAGATTATTCCACATACCACCTATAGGATCATCTCCAAAATCAGTCCAGGAATTACCAGCTTGAACAATAAAATCTTCATTTAGAATTCCTTTATAAAGAGGTACTGTATTATAACCTTCTTCATCTAAAGAATAGGATGAACCCATTTTTTGCCATTCCCCTTTTCCATCTAAATAAGAATTAGCATGAAGAGTTATATGAGTAAGAACTTTATCTATTTGTCTATCATAATAAAATGCATGATGTCTAGAAACAACTGCCCCACTATTATCATCCTTAGGGTTAAATCCACATCTTGCTAGTTCCCTATCTAGTTCTTCATCAGTAATACCAGCCATAATTATGATTGTTTAAATAATTTATCCTCTATAAGGGGGAGTAGTAATACTCTGTACTTTAGTTCTTCCATCTCCACCACCCATATTTATATTTCCTCCAAACTTAAGAGATGCTATGGCTGTAGAAACATTATTAATTGCTTCTGCTTGTGCTATAGATGTTTTTGAAAGAAGTTTTATATTTTCATTAATATCAGAAACTTTTGTATAAAGATCTTCCGTCTTATCTTTTTCTGCATCAGCTATTAATTCTCGTCCAGCAGATTCTGAAGTATTACCTGGAATAGATTTTTCTGAAGTTGGTGTAGTTGGTGTAACTTTTTCTGGAGCTAAAATACTACTCTGAGCCATTATCAATCCAGAATCACTTCCAAAAGAATTAACACCTGCAGTACTCCAATCATAAGTAGATATACTAGATCCTTTATCTGTTCTCTGTTCTACATAATTATCTGGAGTTGTAGATGAAGCATCAGCCATATAAATAGACTCTTCAGAATTTGTGGAATTAGTATTGGTATTTTCTAGAGTATCACCTTTAAAAGAGTTGTAAGTTAATAAAGCATCTCCTGCAAAATTTTCTCCTTTTTTCAAGGATCCCCAACCATCTTGCCCTTTATCTTCCATATGTTGAGCTGATTTTTCTGGACCTGCTGAAAATTCATAATATCCAAAAACATTTCGAGCTGCTTCAAGATGATCTTTTGAAGCTTTTATTTTCTTCAAACCTTCTCTATAAGCCGGAATATTTTCCATTTCCCACTTAACAAATTGAAGTTGTTCTTCAAAGGATGCATCTCCCAAAGATTTACCTGAACCTGGTCCATCATAATGTTTCCATCCAGCTTTTTTTTCTTTCTCACTAAGTTTACCATGTTCAAAAGCTCTTCTTCTAACTCCTAACCACTGAGCTATTCCAGTTGCTGGAGAGTCTGGATTCTTAGCAGTAGTAACTAATTGAGACTCTCTTAAAAAATTACCAACTAACCCGGCAGCTTGTTCTTTAGTCATCCCAAGTTCCTTCATAGCAAAATCCATGGCTTTTAGTATTCTAGCCTTTCTCACCTCATCAGTTATCTTTTCAGGTGGTCTATTTCCTGTAATATACCCTTTCACACCATCTACTGCATCACCTATATATTCGCCACTTTTTTTCATAGGAGAATTATTCCATACTTCTTGTTCATAAGCACGATTTTTGGCTTTAAGATCCAGTACATTTTGGATGCCTTTGTAATTATTCAAATCATAATCTACATTTTCAGCCACTTTTCCATGAAGAGCTGTTTGTATGCCTCTAACATGCTTATCCATATTAGTTCTTATTTCAGAATCAGTTATATCAAATGATTTATAAGATACATTTCCATCTTTATCTTTCGTTTTAAAACCACCAATTCTGTCTTTAATCCTATTTATTACCCCTTTTTTAATTCTATAACCATTAACTATAGTAGCATCTTTCTGATTTTTAGGTACAGTAATTGTTGACATATCTCCCATACGACCTAAATCTACTCCTGGTCTAGGGTCATTTACATCAACTAATCTCATAGTATATCTAGGAAGTACTCTTGCTTTTTTTGTATTTAAAGCAGCTAATCCACCTCTAACCCATGGTGATTGAGATGCCTGCGCAGTTAACTCACCAGCAGTTAATCCACCAGCTATCAAAGGAATTGCTAATGCTTGTCCTCCTGGAACAAAACAAAGTGCAATACCTCCAGCTAACCCTGCCAATCTAAAACCCCATTTCTTTAAATCCCCTATACCAGTAACATTTTCTAAATGAGTTTGTAATCCAGCTTTTAATGCAGCCTCTTCTGGTCCTGGGGGTTGATTTTTATACTCAAAAGCTAATTCCTCTAAAGTTTTTGGTTCTAAAACATATTTAAAACTACCTTCAGTGATATCTCCACGTTTTTTCAATTCATCAATATCATCTAAAGTTAGTCCTGTTCTTGTTAAAAATTCTGAAGATTCGATAGCTATACCCTTCTTATCTCCTGATTCTTCATTTTTATCTACTGCCTTTTCAATATCTCCAAGTAAACTAGTAACTCCAACAGTATTGACAGTTTTTTTATCACCTAACATACTTGATACAGCATTAGAAGCTCTAAATGTAGAACCTACAGTACCAGTCAATTCTCCTGATTCAGTAACATCTGAATATCTTACATAATTATTAGCATCTTTATCCCTTGTATGAATTATATCTCCTCTAGCAATATCAGTTAACCTACCTTTAGAATCTATTAAGTCTTCATAACCTTTTAAATTTCCATAAGATTCTCTAAAATGTTGTGTATAAAAATTTGATAATTTTTCATTAACATCCGCACGATCATCTATCCACGATAAATCTTTCTTACCATCACTAGTTAATCCATATTTAGAATTTTTAGAAACCTCTTTTATCTGATTATCAATTCCTTTTTTTAATCCATCTGCTCCAGTAAATAGCGTAGATATAACGTTTCCAAAATATCCAACTATATTTTTTAAAGAACCTAAAAGATCATCTGTATCTATTTTTGGCAACTCTAAATTTTTTATCGCCTCTGCACCTTCTGAAAAATAATTCTTTATCTTTAAAAATAAGTAGTCGAATGCTCCAGGACGCTTTTCATCACCTGTATAAAGCAAGTCTTTTAATGAACCTAGTATAGTAGATTTATTGCTATTAGGATCTCCTCCAAATAAACTAATTAACATTTTAGAAAATCCAGATCTGCCTCTTGGAGCTTTGGGATCATTTGGATCAGGTTCTCCAAAAAAGAAAGTCTCTACATTAGCAGCAAATTTAATAATTCTTTTCCAATTTTTTGCTAAGAACATAGTACCAAAGAGGAAGAGAATAGTTTTAAATTGTCCACCTACCGAAGATGCTAATTTCCTAGGGTCTAATCTCTCTGAAACACTCTTTCCTAAGTCAGATAAGTGTTTCATTAATTTATTAGTACTTCTTGTCAAGGACCACTCACGACGTTGATATTCTTTTTCTCTGGCCGCTGCTTGTTGATTCTGTTTAGCAAAGGCATTAGATATCCAAGTTTTAAATCGAGCTTGTCCTTCATCTGGATTTTGTTTTACTGCTAATGTTCTCCCTTGGACAGGACCACCAATATTAGCAGCGGGAACAGCAACGTTATTAGTCGTTGTGTTCGTAGTGTTATTATTTATTGTTATCTTCTGTGGAGTTACTTGTACACTCCTTGAAGATGTTCGCTGTACTTTAGGTTGTCCAAGTCCATATTTTCCTAAGACAGCCTGAGTTTGTGGATTCATTGCCTGTACTTGTTGTTGTACTGCTGCTCCACCTAATCCTCCAAGTGCAGCCATTTCAACAGCCTGACTCATTGTTTCATTATTAGCCGCATCAGCATTATTTTCGAGTCTAGCTGTTTGTAAGTTTCCCTGACGTTCTGCATTTATCTGAACAATCTGGTTTTGCGCTTCTTGGAGTTGTTGTAAGTCTTTCCCATCCTCTGGTTTCTGGGAAGACATTTTTCTTACTTTATTTTCTATATCTTCTGCAGCCATTGTTTATTTATTAATCATTATAAAAGAACATACTATGATAAGTTGATAAATCCAATAATCTATATTTATTATTATGAAAATAGTACTTCTCATATTTCAAAGGTATAAGTTTATTCATCTCATTTTGTTCAACATCATCTATATACTCATACCCAAACATACACATAAGATAATATACCTGAAAATAATATCCTGTATTGTGAAGTAATTTAAAATCTATAACACTATCGGAATCTAACTTATCTATCAAAATATCTCTTACTCTATTATCTTGCTCTAGTTCTTCCCTAATATTGGTTACTATACTTATATCCGGATAGAAGTTACTAGTATCTACCAAACAAAAACTAATCCTAATATTAAATTCTTCTTTTAATTTATCAATTTCACTAGATAAATTGATTAAATCTTTTAAATATCTACTAAGATTATTTCTTTCTATACTATAGGATCTTTTTATTCCAAGAAAAAATTCAATAGATTTTATATGAATCCAAGTCTTTATGTAATCTACTATCATATTATTTCTTTTTAAATACGGACTTTATTGATCTTTTCAAGTTTTCTATTTTATTTTCTCGATTAATCTTTAATCTTTCTTTTTCTGATGGAGTTAGATGTTACATAAGCACCTGTAGCAGCTCCTATAGTTCCACCTAATAAAGCACCACCTCTTCCTCCAGCAAGACCTAGAAGAGCACCAGTTCCTCCTAAAGCTCCAGTAGCAGCCAATCTTTTTCCTAGTGTTGGCTTTATACTCTTTAATCTCTCTAACTCTTCTCGATCCGAAATATTAAATAATTTTCTCTTAATGATCATAATTTTATAATAAAGATCTAGGGGAATTTTTACTAATATAACCCCCCCACTAGATCAACTTTTAATAGAGGGGAGTTATATTTTATAGGTCTAGGAGGTTTACATTTATTATTCCTCCCTCACCCATCATTTCTTTTCTCTCAGCTTCAGATTCATAGTAGGCTTGACGTTGTGCTGCTGATATACCCTTAAGCCTCTGCCCCTTCTTTCCACCAAAATTAAGAAGTGGGAAATCTGGATCAGTTCCTTCAGTAGTATCAAGGAAATTCTCATAACACTCTCGAAGCGCCTTAAGAGAACTCAGAGTATAACCTTCTATCCCATCTGCCTTGAGAAACTTATTTAAATAAAATTTTAGATCCATCAATTGGGGAATTGTTACAGATGTCTCGAAAGAAGTCGACAGTAAGAGATTCTACACTTACTGCCACACTCCTCCTTTCTTTCGCTTTCTTTCCTTTATTACATTCAGGACAATATAGTTGAATAGGTTCAAGTCTATCGTAATATAAGTCACGAAGAGCAAGCAAGAGAGTAACATCACCATGAGTAGCCCCTAAGACATCTTTCTCGATCTGTGTTCCCTGATAATCAAAATCTTTAATCAAGGCTATAGTTTTAATCATCTTCAAGTCAGTTACAGTTCGATATCTAAGGTAAGTCTGAAATACCTTCATAAACTCTCTAACTGTCGGAACTATAGTCTCGTATCTATGCCCTCCAAGTTCAATAAAAGCACCATTCATAATCTTTTGATCGATCTGTTTAAAGTGAATATCTTTTTCGAAGGATATAGTTTTCTTCATCTTCTTACCACATTCAGGACATGTTACTTCTATTTCATAAGATAATTCCCCTGATACAGTACATAGCTTCTTATAGAATATCAGGAAATCTACATCCATTAAGTAACAATCTAAGATAGTTTCATCTTCCTGAATAAGTAAGTTAATATCATATAAGTATTTTTCTAACGGATCATCAGAGGGTAGATTTTCAAGGTATCTAGTTATCTCTAAGAATGTCATAGGACTAACTTTAACACTCGGAAACTTATAACCATATCCTCCTGATGGCAATTGTGCTGTTAATATATTCATAATTTTATCAAATTTTACATTAAACTCTCATTTTATATCACTTATTCTTTTCCCCTACGCTTCAATTCTTCACGAGCCTTTCTTGCTTCAGACTTATGATGTAGATGTCCAGCCGTAGCTATAGCAGCACCAGTAGCAGATCCTATACCAGCTCCTACTAAACCTCTCTTAAGTGATAATTTCTTTGCTAAACCTATCGAAGCTCCAGAGACACCAGTAACAGCTATAAGTCTTTTATTATTTTTCTTAATATTTTCTTTTTCCTTATCAGTTAAGCCACCATCATATCTAGCTCTTTCTTTAAGCCATTTATCTGACTTTCGAGAGAATTTAGAATCATCAAATTCTTCTGACATCCCAAGATATGTTTCTTCATCTAAATCATTATCAGCCTTAGAAAATTTATTCTCTCTAAGTTTTTCTGCACGTTTCTTCATTGAATGGTTTGAAGCTAATCCCGCCGCTGTTCCTAATAAAGCTGCTCCTACCAAGATCTTCTTATTTCTCTTTGAAGCTTTCTTTGAAATTCTATCCTTTAATCTATTAGAAGCTTTTTTAAGAGTTTCGATTTTAGCATTATATTCTTCTCCAGCTCCTGTTTTATAGACATTTTCGACATAATCAACCTTTCTATCAATATCAAGTTCATTAGCAAGATCTTTTATAGGATTTCCAGTTTTCTTCAATCTCTTCTTAGCCAATTCTCGAACTTTATCTCCAGTATTTCTTATCTTATCTAGTTTATTACCATAATTTTCGCTAATTTTATCTACATGTTTATTAGTTTGTTTAGTTACTTTATACATAGCTTCATTTCTGGCAATATCAGAACCTAAAAGACCTACCCCAGCTACAGTACCACCAGCTAAAATTCCATGCGCAGTAGATACTCCTTTACGAGTTTTATCAATCTGATCTGCAGCTCTCTGTTTTCTCTCTTCGGCTGTTAATTTCTTAGAGAATAATTTTCTTTTTATTATCATACTATTTATATACTATTTAAGGGGAATATTAAACTTCATACCCCCCCTTTAGAGAATATGATTTTTTACTTTTCCGATCATAAATAAAGAACGGAATATAATAAACTAAAAGCCTTATATATGTAATGATAAATATATAAGAATATGAAAAAAGATATTATTAAAATTGTAAAACCTAATAAACAGATATCTAAAATGTTCACTACAGCTAAAGTTTTTGAACAAGGGATTTCGTTTATTACATTAATTCAAGTATCTAAAGAAGAATACGATGTTCCTAAAGATATGAAAATATTAAATATTAAGAAAGAAGATTTAGAAACTTTTAAACTATTATATAATATAAATCTAGAAGATCCAGAGAAATATTATATTATTGGATCTTTCAATAATAAATTTAAGACAAAAGAATTAGCTGAAAAATATATTAATAGTTTAATTTCTAAAATTCAAGAAAAAGAGGCCTAACGTCTCTTTTTATTTTTCTTCTTTATTCTATTCGGTTTTACTACTCCCTTTAATATTCTTCCCTTACTTGCTTTATAACCATGCATATATGTTCCAAAATCTGCTCCTAATTCTTTTCTGGCTGCAATCATTTCATTTGGAGTTGCATTAGCTGATTTTAAAAGACTCATTGCATTTTTAGTAGCATTCTTTTCTTCTTTTAATAAAATCTTTCCTGTTGCAGAAGTTAGTAAATAATTTCCTAATCCCTTTTTATTTCTACTATCTTGATAAATCGATTTTGTTACATCATTTACTTTAGATACAATCCCTGTTTTTGTCTTACTTCGATTCATAATATGTCCAATATCATGAGCAAGTACTGCCTGACTTCCTTTTTGATTTATTACAGCTTTTCCTTTAGATAATGCTTTTCCAAGTTCTCTATCCTCTGGAAAATTAGATTTAGTATACTTAATTATATCTTTCTTTTTTATATATTCTTTAGGAACTGCCCAAGGTTCACTTCTATCATAAGAAGAGCGTTTTATTTTTTCTCCACCTTTCAATATCTGTTTATATTCTTTTTTACCTTTTATTACAACTATTCCTCTTTTCTTTGCTTCTTGACCTAAAGCTTCCATTACTTCTGATCGTTTGGGAAATTCAGTATTATTAGTATATATATTCATCAAGAGCCTTATGAGCCTTTTCATTTGCTTTAATTGATTTATCAATATCATCAGAAATCTTAAATCGAAGTTTTCTTATTCCTTTTCTTAACCCGTGGTCTTTAACAGACCTCATTCCATATTTCGCATACTTTTTCCAAGGAATCCCAAACTCTCTTTGTTCAGGACTATCAAAAATTAGTTTACGTTTTATTATCATATCTTGTACTAATTTTATTCAAAATAAAATTCCCACTCACCTTTACTGGCGAATGAGAATTATTATGTCTCAGGTAAGATCGAACACTTACCTCATAAAATATTGTTTTATTGTTTTTTCAGGTTATTATATATTCCTTGATACTCTGGCTTAACTCCTATTATCTCTAATGCATCTATTCTTTTTTTTGTACCATCTAAAAGAACTTCACTAACTTTTGCTCTTTTTATATTAAAGAATTCTTCCAAATCAGTAGCCTTTGGAATAGCAGAATATCCAATAGAATTATATAGACTTTTAAGAATTTCTTTTATCCTTGCTTGACCTATTCTATCTCCAATAGAAAACTTGGAGAGAACTGTATTAACTAAGAGTTCCCTACTGAAGGTTACTATACCTAGTTCCTTCTTAATGTTAGTTTTATTATAATAAAGTTTCCTTAATCTATCAGGACCCAATGCTATATAGTGAGATGCTATCTCATCTCCTCCTAACTGATCTAATATTATTCTAACCCCCTGCTCAGATAAGTTATATTCACATAGTAATTTTATTTTATCATAGTATGTTTTTAATTCTTGATACATACTTAAAAATTCAGAAACCTCTCGATTTATTAGATCATTTGTATCTAGTGTATTATGTACTGAACTAAATACTGTAAATCTATCCTTATAGTCATATTGTTGTATCCTGAAGGCTCTAATTTCATTTACCAGAACTAGGTTATTAATAACAGGAATTAGAGTAGACCTGGAGTGTTCATTTACTGCTACATAGTCATCTTTATAATTAAATGACTTTGCCATTTTTTGATATCTCTCAGCCAACGTTAATTTTGCCTCATCAGGAGTTGAACTATATGACAGTAGTAAATCATTAGTAGCTTTTTTCTTTCTCTCAATCTCTCTATCAAATTCCTCTTGACTAACCTTCCTATAGTCACATGTAGGTCTATAATAAAATATTGCATTATTTTTCCAAGGATTATCAAACAATCTCTGACGTCCTAATATCTGAGGCAAGTCTTCTGAGATATCTACGGCTAGACTATCTATATTACTATCACTAAAGATAAAAGATCTAGCACATAAACTATAGAAATCCGCGCCTAGGTAAACCGTTCTTGTACAAAATGTAAACATTTTAGATTTTACTCCTTTCAATGGAACTTCCCCTATTACAAACTTCTTTCCTAATTTCTTTTGTATTCTTTTTAGATTGTCTGGAGTATTAGAACAGAGGATATTTACTTCTTCAGGTTGTAAATCACATTTCTTGATGATAGATATAATATGATTCACACTGTTTACATAAAGCACTGCTTCATCTGATATTATTTCCCTAGGATATCCATTAACCATTTTGATAAATTTTTCAAAGTTACCCTCTTTATATGTTTTTATGATCTCTTCTGCTTTAGATCCAGTAGATTTCATAGATAAAACCTTAAGATTTGGTTTAATAATTCGTGTTGAATCCTCCTTACCCCAATCCATATTAATATAAGGTAAACCATCAAACTCATCTAACATATTAAGATATTCCTCTAACATAGGAGTAGCTGATACAAATAATGCACTATGAGATTGCTTAAGAATATCTAAGAATTCTAATTCAGTATCTGATTTAAATTTAGAATCATGTAGGATAGTTTGAAATTCATCTATTACTGTATAGAAACTCTGAAATATTCCAAGACTTTCTAGAATATCTTTTACTATTCTATATGAATCATATGTAACTAAGATCTTAGCGGGCTTATCCCCTAAGTACTTCCTCTCATTTAGATAATCTTTAATTTCATTCATTAATTTATTATAAACTGTATCCTTTCCATGAACTACTTCTTTAAGAGTATCCATAAATACTTGAGATCTAATTTTATCTATCTTGGAGAGATCTTTATCAACCTCTATTTCCTTCTCAAGTTCATTTACAACCAAATAAACATCTCTACCATGTTGATCCTTCTTATTCTTTAAGAGCATTTTTCTAGGACTACACAGAATAACATTTTCTGGTCCACCTATACAGTATTCTGTAAAACCACATCCAGGTAGTTGCTTATTTATTATACACTTTACAGGTAGTTTATAAAATCTAAATAAACTATCCATTTCTGAAATATATCTAATACCTCTAGGTACTATGATATCAGGTAATTTTAGTATTGACATATACGTATAATTTTTTATTAAATTTATTATAATCTAATAGAGAATCCAGTTAAAAGAATTTCTATGTCTCTTTAAATTGAAGACATAGGAGAATTCCCTTTTCAATCATAAGGGATTGAAAGGATATTATACGCATTTTGTCGATTTAATTTATTATTTTTGACTCTCCACTATAAAAGATATTATCTAAAGAATTTGCGACACTTGCTCATATAGATAAAGAACATAAGATTATGTCGGAGACATGGAATATTTATGTTTAGGATTTCTATGAGCTTTTAATCTAGAAACACCACCCCTGGCCCCCAGAGGCCAAAGGGGTGTCAACTTAATTAAAATGATATTATATTAAAATTTCCTATATATCTTATTCAATGTTTCTTTTCTAAGACACCTCTAGCGGTAGCGGTTAGAGGTGTAGGATAAGGGAAACTCCTTTGTCCTCATAAATAAGGGACAAACCTATATAAAACCTCCTTTTTATCAATTTGAAAGCCTCGTATATGTAATATAAATTTTAAATACGTAGAATTATGAAAAGAATAGTCAAAGAAGCGGTAATTGAGAAAAAACTTACTGATGAAGAGAAAGATATAATAAGATCTCATTTAGAATGTAATTATAAAATAGTAATGTTATATCCTATTAACGAAAATACAGAAGTACCTAAAAATGCATTATCTTCTGAGATATGGAATATTCCAGAAGGTTACTACACTATTGAAATTAACATTTAAATATTATAAAATTATGGATGATAAAGATATTAGCTCTATAGAAAATCCTATGCTAAGATTTGAAAAAATAGTAGAAAATCTTAATAAATCTAATAAAAGTATGAGAGTAAAAAGAAATGAATTAATCTTTTTAAAGGATTATCATAATACATCAAAAACTCCTTGTTCAGATTGGCTTGATCATAAAAGAGTAGACTTGTATCCTATCAATGAAAATACAGAAATACCCACAAATGCATTAGATCCAGGGGTATGGAATATTCCTGAAGGTTATTATGCTATTGAGATTAGAGATTTGGATTAATTTCCAAATCTCTTTATTTATTCTTATATTTTCCGAGTAATCTTACAGTATTATCAGTTATCATTTTATTAGCTGTATTAGATTCATAAGTTCTAAAGGAATAATCCAGACTTTTATTTCCTGCTTTTTGTATTTCTCTGGGAAGATTATATTTTTTCGCTAATGCAACAGCATGATATGATGCATTAGCTTCATTCATTAATGTAGATAAATTTCCTACATTGTTCATAATAGAATTATGTAAATTATGTGAAGTATTTACTTTTTTATCCAAACTTCTATAATTACCATAATATTTACCTCCTCTTAATTGTTCTCTATTATCACTTACACGATGTCCAACCTCATGAAGAATTGTATATGGATTTTTTCTATGTATATTATTTATATTAATAGTATCATTTTTATAATTATATTCTGTAGTTAAATTAGAACCTACTGCAGTTTTTATATTATCTTTTTTAAGATCTTTTAAAATTTTTTGAGCAGATTCAGGATCATATCCTAAAGTAGTATTTAATTTCTTAGCTTGATTGTATTTAGTTTCAAGTTCTGAGAATTCATTATCATAATTAGATTCAATATTTTTTCTTTTGAATCTATAATTTTTTCCAGCTCTTTCTTTTTTGATTTTATCTAACTTTTCTAAATCTATTCTATTTTGTTTCGAATTATCTTCTATAATTTCACGTATATCATAAGTTCCCTTTGCTTTTCGTTCTTTATAGAATTTTTTATTATCAAGTGAAAGATTAGTAAAAGGATCAACAACATACTGACCAGATTTTTTTACCTTCTGTCTTGCAACGCGTAACCTATTATTAGAACTAGCAGCTTGAATTCTCTTAAATCGTTCATGAAGTTCTGGATTAGTATATTTTTCCATCATTCTTTTGTAGGCCTTAGCTGTTTCAGGGAGACCTATATTATTAATTGCTTGAGAATTTTTAGCATAATCTACTACCTGATCTTTCCCAGTTAAAGCATCTATTGTCTCATTACTAACATGTCTAGCTTTAACGAATTTCTTAGCTGATAAACCTCTACCAATATTTCCTTTCTTTAGGGCCTGATACATTTCTTTCATGGCCTTAGTTTCTTGTCTGGTATATAATTTTCTTTTAATTATCATATAGCTCTTTATTTTAATTTTAGTTCCTGGGTAGTTATATCCCAAACTTTCCCAGGATTATTGTTTTTTTTACATTCTACATTCCTTAAAAGCTATATGTAATAAAAATAAATGTGAGAAATAATATGAAAACATTATTAAAAATTGGATTAGCTACTGTATCAGTTATAGCAGCTTTTAAATTAGGAAAAGGTATAGGGTGTAATTTAGGTGTAGAGATGATGTATAAATATAAGAAAAATCCAGATTCTCTTTCTGAAAAAGATAGACATTGGTGTAAAGTTGTATCTAATATATTAGATAATACAGATACATTAAACAGTGCAGAAGGTGTTTCTGAATTGATCTATCAATGTGGTAAAGAGATAAAAGAACATAGAGAATCACTTAAATAGTTCCTATACAAAGAAGATTGACGAGAAGTTGATCTTCTTTTTTTATCCTAATGTTTTCTTATTAAATCTTTTATAAATTTTTTTGTATCTTCGTTTAACTCTTTTATAATATAGTAGTTTTCTATATTATCACATTCAGAGTTTGTACTTTTTATTTTATACTTAGTACTATTTTCTATTTTTAATGTTTTTGGAATATTAATAGTTTTCCTTATTAATACTACATATACTATTTCATTAATTTCAGATAGATTTCTTATAATAGGATTAAATATTAAACCAGTATTTTCAGAACTGTTAGGTGAGAATATTCCGCGAGCTTTTATTACATTAGGGCTTTTATATTTATTCCTTAACCGTTTTTTAAGATCTTCTAGGTATTCTTTTCTACCCTTGAGATCATATATTCTTCCTCTATTTCGTTCATATAATGGATCGTAATAAACTTCAGTATTAGTTCTTCCATATAATCCTAAAGTAATTTCTAGATTTTTTATCTCTGGCTCTAGATTTTTTAATTCTTCTTTTTCTTGCTTTCTTTTAGGGAATAATATATCTAATAAATTCATAATAATTTGTTTTAGTGTTTAGTAGAAAAGTAGCCGATCAAAGCCACTCTTCTTTAGTGTTTTTATGTTGGTTGTATTATTTTTGGCTGAGTTATTATATCAGGGGATTCACCTCCTATGAGAATTCTTTTTAAGATTTCAGATATTTTCTCATAGGTATTGTAAGTATATGGAATTTCTATAAGAATTATATTATTTTCCTTACAATATTTTCTAACGTTTTCATCCCTTTTTAGTTGTTTTTGAAAGGATCGCTTATCTCTATAAAAGTAATCTACGAATTCATAATGTTGTGCTCCATTATATTCTATCCAAAATGTTACTTCTTTTGTGGATGAATATATAATAAAATCTGCTCTAACTTTAAATTCATTATTTATCTCTATAGTAACTTCATCGGATAGATTGAATTTTTTATCTTCAAACCATTGCAGTACTAGTTTTTCTCCACTGCTTTTTCCATTAGTTTCGTAATTGTATCCATTTAAAAAATCTTTTGGAAGTATTAAAAAATCTACATTATTTAATTTATCGTAAATTCTAACATATGTCTCTAAATTCCTATATTTTACATTCGTAAAATCATATCTCTCTAATCCATATATTTCTATGGATTTTTTAATAAAATTATTTGATCGTTCACAGCTAGGACAGCAATCTCGATCTTTTCTTAAATGTTCTAGTGGGGATTGCCAAAAATAATTATTACAATTTTTACATAATATCTTTATAGGAATATCATTATCTATGTATTTTGATTCGGAATAGTCAAAACAATTTCCAAATTTACTTATTGCTTTGCTAAACCATCTATCTGATATATTTTTTCTTCTAATATTTAATCCATGCCTCATATTGCATTCTGGACATCCAATTATTCCATATTTAGGTCTTTTCTTTAATACTCCTAAATGTTTTGCTGGTGTCATTTCAAAATATTGTCCACAATGTTTACACTTTAATATTAATGGCGTTTTCCAAGTAATGTAATTTGTTTTATCATATTCAAATAAATCGCCATATACTTCTTTACTTTTTTGAATAAAACTTTTTGTATCTTTTATTAAATGTTCCATATTGATTACAGTTTTAGGAAGTTCTAATATTATTTCTTATGAAGAAGGGTAGATTGATCAGATCCACCCTTCCCTACTGTAATCATAAGAAATAATAAATTAGATACTTCTAGTTTATTAATTAAATATTATCAAAAGTTCTTTCATACGTTAATCAATGAGTTTCACCTCATGACAGACTATATCACCTAAGGAATTTCCTCAGTCTACATACATAGTCGTTGAACCTAGATTTATGTTAATATCTAGGATGCTGATTATTTGTATACAAAGATACAAATTTTCCAGCAATTCTTGTAGAAAACACCATGAAATTTTCCAAAATGTTCAAATTGCTTTAAAGTCATTAATTATTTTTATCAATGAATAGACTATATCATCTAAATTATATTTCAAACTTAGTTCTATATTTAGTCGTTGAGAAATTAGATCTTTTCTAATTTTTGCTGATTATCTATTTGATATTCCAGCATTTTAATAGAATTTTCATAAAGTAATATAAACTTTATGCTTCTTCATTTGAAAAAGCTGACTTGGATATCTGCTCGCATTTGTTAATATATATTAATATATTATAGACTATATCATCTTAAGAATTAATATTTCTTAAGTTATACATTTAGTCGTTGAGAAGCTATTTTTAATAGTTTTTGCTGATTTATGTTTTACATTTTCCAGCATTTTAGTATAATTTTCCTATTATATAATAGGCGACTAAGCAATTAATCGGTTCCGTCTTCTGTTTGCAATAGGTTACTATAATATTTTATTATATGTTCAGAATATAAATTTAACTTATATTTCATTATAAGTTAGTAAGTCTTTATTCGTTACGCTAAGAATTTTTATGTTCTCAGTTCGGTATTGGGATTATCCTTTCACCGAATTTACTTACTACATTCTAGAGTATTACTATTTCTAGTGGGCCTTAAAAATTTTTTTAACCATTTTCGTCGATCGGTGCATCCTGAAGAATACAGTTATAGAAATTAAGAGTACGAACTTTGATACGGCTTGAGTTAGTTAAGATTAATCTAAGGTCGCATACTAAGTCATCCTTTCTGAAAGAATATTTAGTATCACGATCTGCAATTTTCTGGCGATAGTCCTTATGGTTTTTGTTTTAAATCATACTAGACTATATCATAAAGAGGAACTATGGCTTAACCCTCTTTCTTTGTACTTAGTCGTTGAAAAATAGAATCATATCTATTTCTGCTGATTATTTTTTCGTTATATTAGGTTCATCGCTCTTAATCCTAAATCTTAAGCGATGGAGATAACTATAACGAGATATTTCCAGCAGTTCACAAAGATTCATTAAGGAACTTTTAATCTCTTAATGGACAACTTTTAAATTATCAAACCAGTAAGTAATTGCCTGATCTTCCTTATCTACAAAAGCCAACGACAGGGTTCCAGCTGTGTTTTGACCTGTCTTCTGAATGATAGTATAATTACCACGCATTCTCTTTTCAAAACCTGATACACTATAATCAATACCTACCTGAACGGCATTTAATCTAGCATTGAAAATATCAGTACCAGGGAAATAAACTCAAACATTTGTTCTATGTTTAGACTATATCATAAAAGAAATCTATGGCTATTTCTTTTCTTTGCTAATAGTCGTTGAGAAATAGATTTTTTATCTATTTTTGCTGATTTATCTTTACTTGATCTTCCAGCAGTTTACAAAGTTTTACTAAGACAATTATTTATCTTAGGTACATTAATGAATTGAAGTTCCCACATGTCACCACGAAGGAATTCTTTATTATTATCTTTATATGTACTTTGATAGTCAATAAATTTCATGTATCCGTCACTTCCGCGGACTAAACTTGCTACGCTTGCCATAGTTTTTATTATTTTTTATCGTAATTTAAAGTTATATCGATCGTCATATCATTATCTACTAAGTCGCTCATTCTAGATTCCACTTCAAGTCCTAGTCTGTTATTTGGTAAGTCTAGGTAAAATCCAGTAATAACTAATGAATCTATATATGAGTACCCAGCTGATATTCTATTTAAGATCTGTTCTATTCTAGCTCTTATATCTCCGGCTGATTTAGTACTAAGAATTTTCCATTTATTCTTTTCCAATTCTCTAGCCACTTTTCCTATACAGAATCTCATCCACCCTGAAGTATTGAAGTCTTGTCCATTTTGATATTTTTTATAATAATATATCTGGTTATTAAATACTAGATAATTACTTTTGTATTCTTCAAGTTTTTCTTCTGGTGATTCAAAGGTGTAAGGATCTGTTGTAGGTGTTTGATATAAGATCTGATCGCTAGTTATTGAGTAAATATCTTGTAAGAGCCCTCTAATATGTAAATAATATCCAGGTCTATCTTGTCCGAAAATTGTTTGTCCTCGATAAAAATATAAGAGTCGATTATCAGTATCAGAGGTATAATTAAAGACGTAGTTATTTCCGGCCGTATTAGTTTCCTCAGGATCAGTTGTTTCTATTAAGTTTCCGTTTTCCACTTTATAGAATTTTACTCCTCCAGTGGGTTGTGATACTATATAAATTGTTCCTGAGGTTATATTTTCGGCCGATGGGAGTTCTTGAGTTTCTACGTAGGTCCATCCATTATCAGAATTTTGGAATAATACTTGAAAACCTAAACTCCTTGCATACCCTAAAAATCTCTCGTATTCTGGATAATAACTAGTCTCTGAGCCTGTCTTCATTCCGGCCGAGTATTTATAGATATCAGGGACTAAGAAATAATCAATAATTCCAGCGTTGTCAGATCCAAAAATAGCCTCTGCCGCTTTCCAATATTCCCCATTTATATCTTCGGCCGTTTCTTTCCAGGCTCGTTTAAGATACCATGTTCCAGAAGGTAATTCAGATTCTTTAGTACCTTTTTTATATTCTACCTCTTCACCTGTTTCTCGATTTATGTAAGATGTTGAGAGAATACATCTAACTAACTTAGACTCTGAAGTAATTATAGTATCAAGTCTTTCCTGTCCAATAGTAAATAAACCACCTTCATAAATTTCTTGATATTTATACCTCTCGATTGTTACTCTATACTTATCATCTCCTTTCAGTTTCTCAATATTTACACTAATATCACTATCTAAGTATTCGGGATCTCCACCTTCAGTACCAGTTGTTTTAGATATAAATCTCACTCTAGTACTTCCGCTCGAGATTTTTGATAGTATATTGTGTGTAGTGTTAAAATCTGGTTCGAATAATAGACCAGTAATATTAGTAAAATAGGTAACTTGAATAGAATATGATGTGTATATTTTGTAACCCTCCGAGATATTTCCTTCGATAGTATAACCTAATTGACTTGGAATTATAACTTCTACTAACCTCTTGAAAATTTCCTTATTACTTTCTTTTGCTTTAATTTCAACCTCAATTGCTTCATCATAATATTGACTTGGAATATTAGGGATACTATTAATTTCCTCTTTAAACCAAATCATTATATTTTCATAAGAGTCATTTTTAAGTTTTTTCAGGATTATATATTTAGAAGTTAATCCCTCGTCTACCGGGTAAAAATCTATCTCAGGGTTATATACTAAGGAATAAGCTAAAGTTTCATACCCTTTTGATACTCTTAGCAGATCAGGAAGATGAGATAATAATACTTCTTCATCAATTTTTTCAGTATAATCAACATCTCCTTCCTCTATATATTTCGGATAACAATATTCAGGTCCAATAAAACCTGGATAATTTATGTTTAATACATCCCTATTTTCTAGAGAACTCGTATTATTAGTGTCAAGATTTTGTGGTAATTCTAGGATTTTCATATATTCTCCTAGATAATATATATAAAGAGTATACCACAAATTTCCTTCTTTATATTCGCCTTCTCCTGTTACTACTTTATACAAAACTTTATCTTCTCCGACTTCTGGAAGTTCTGTTAAGTTATAGTATAATTTTTGATCTATAGAATATTCTTTTAGATCAATATAGTCAGGAGCATTAGTATTTTGTTCAACCTTAATTGGTCTATATAAAAATAAAGTAACTCCAGATTCTAAAAGTTCATCGTAATAATCTTTCCCTGGAAAATCTGATCCAAACCAGATGTCAAGTTCATCAGGAGTTCTCACAAGTACTGGTTTCTCATATGACATCTTAGAATCTACAACTTCAGAAAATACTGTAAAATCATCTTGTTCAGTGGAGTACTTTATATTAGTTGTTCCTAATCTTAAATACATAATCTTATTTTATTTAATTAGTTTCATTACTGAATTTACTCCACTTTCTACTATAGAACCATAATCCGTTTTTGAAGAATTATCAGGAGCTTTATGCTGTATTACTTTAACTTTTGGAATTTCTCCTTCATTTGGATTCTCTCCTACAATACTAAATGATACTGTAAGATCTCCTGCACCATCTCCAATATCTCCTGTATATTCTTCAGAAAAATCTTTCATTACTAAAAGTAAATCAAATTTTTGAATTGTACTATATTGCGGTGTCATAACGTATATTCTACATCTGAAGCATATATTTTTATACATAGCAATACATACATTATTAGTATCTATTGCAGTTAATCCTAAAACTCCTTCAGTACCGCCTTCTTTATAATAAGATTCATCATGTCCTTCACTATTATAAATTGCAGCTTTAGCACATTCTTCAAAATATCGTCTCCAAGACTTATATTGATCGTCAGCTATAGTTAATCTAAATTCATTAGTAAATTCCATTGAAACAGGATAACTGATTTCACCATCATATAGATTGAGTGTTTTATTTGTTAATTTAGATTTTTGAAGATCAAAACTAACATAAGGAATCCATCTATTATAAGCAGTATTTACTCCGTGTTGAGCTATATTTCTAGTATTGATTTCATGAATTCCAGGAAGATAATTAAGATTTCCATTTTCAGGACCTACATAGGGTTCTAAAACAACTTCCCAGTATGCATTAGTATCTAATGTTTGAGTTCTATAATCTGAATATCCAGTTGAGGTAAATTTATCTGGAGTAGTAATAAATGGGCTAGATTTTAATACATTATACAATCCTTCTACAGTATTTGCATCATCTGTGCCAGAAATTCCACATAATTCCTCTAATGTGATATTTATTCCTTTTCCAGATACATAATTAGATTTAAATTTATAAGTTGTTTCTCCACTGCTAGAGCCTAGAAGCATATCTTTTGCTGCACTTCCTACTTTTTTCCAGAATTTATTACTATCCCCACTACTTCCACTACTTTTAGTTATCTTGGATAATAGATTACCTTCTTTTTGAGAAAACTCTGAATGACTTTGTGTTGGTAGAAATGGATTACTTCCTGATGGTCGTATATTTCCTTCTTCCCATCCATCTCTATGCTCATTTTTTTCTGGTCTATTTATAGGATTAGAGATATCTACAGATTTGCTCCCAACTATTGTATTAACTGCATCACCTAGTTTATCTCCCAAGTTATCAAGAGCACCAGAAACTCCTCCAGATACTAAATCACCTAATAAACCTCTATCATTTCCAGGTAATCTATATCGATTTGATTTAGATAATTTTTCTAACTCATCTCTAGCTACTACAAGTGCAGCTATTGTTTCATTAAGAAGAAGTTGTCTCGCTGATCCATGTACTCCAGTCCATCCAATAGTTTTCTCAGCTGTCCACCTAAGATAATTACTTAAGTTAAGAGATTCTAATCCAAATTTTGGTAATTTCATAGAAGGACCTTCCACTCTCGAAGACTCTTGTTGAATTAAGATCTCCTTTCCAAGTTTATTTATATATTCTTCTGCTCGATCAGGAGATATGGCTTCTGAACTAAGATATGCACTTACTAAAGATTGCATTTTCTTACCCCACTCTCCAGCTTCTTTCTCACTAAGTAAACGAATAGTTTCTTTATAGAGATCATCTTCGGTTAATTCCTTTAAATATTTCCAATCTTTTTGACTTTCATCTACTTGTGCTTCAGGAATTTTTTCTTTAATATCATCATTTAGCTCTTCAATAATATGTTCAGTATCTTCTGGAACTTCAAGAATAGAATCGTAAAAATTTCCAAGATCTCCACCAAGACTATCTAATTCTTCTGGACCAAGAGGAGTATAATCCCCAGATTGTCTAGGAGCATCACCTGTTTCAGGAACTTCAAGAAGAGAATCATAGAAATTATTGATATTCCCACCAAGACTATCTAATTCATCTGGACCTAATGGATTATAACCTTCATACTCATCTCCAGAAGTTTCAGGAAGTTCAAGTATTTCATCTTCAAGTTCGGTATCTCTAGAGTCTTCAAGTTTATCTATAAAATCTTCAAGACTTCCAGGTTCGAATTCCTCTGTACTTTCTAGATTTATCCTTTCATCCTCTAAAGAACTCGATTCATATTCTTCAGTATCCTCTAAGTCTATTCTCTTGTCTTCTAAAGATTCAGGTTCTGCTTCTTTAGTCCCAGTTAAGTCTATCCTAGTATCCTCTAACTCAGAAGCTTCATAATCTTTTGTATTATCTAATTCATCAAGATAATCTTCAAGTTCGGATACTTCAGCTTCTTTTGTTCCTGTTAGGTCTATTCTAGTATCTTCAAGAGAATTATTATCTTCTACACTTAAGTTTTCTCTATAATCCTCTAAAGTAGATATCTCAGATTCTTTAGTGCCATTTAGATCAATTCTTTCATCCTCTAGCGCTTTAGGTTCAGACTCCTTTGTATCTTCTAGGTCTATCCTTTTATCTTCCAGACTTCCAGGTTCGAATTCCTCTGTTCCGGTTAAGCTGATTCTGGTATCCTCTAATTCAAAAGTTTCATAATCTACAGTACCTCCTAAATCTATCCTTTCATCTTCAAGAGAATTATTATCTTCTACACTTAGGTTTTCTCTGTAATCCTCTAAAGTAAATATTTCAGATTCTTCAGTACCATCTAAGTCTATTCTAGTATTTCCTAGTTCTTCTAATGTTTCCGCAATACCTTCAAGAGCTATTTTATCTTTAGGTAGGTTTTCTAATTCTTCCCCACTCCTAAGAGATTCTTTGTGATTCTCTAATTTATCTAATTCTTCGGGAGTTTTCTTAAGATTTTCCCTATAAGTTTCTAACTCCTTATCTTCTGCAGTTCTCTCTAAAGATACTTTGGTTTTAGAGAGTTCAATATCACTTACTGGATTTCTAAGCTTAACCTTAGTACCATTAAGCTCCTCTAGTTTATCTTCTACATTCCCCAAAGACTCTTTATAACTCCCTAATTTATCTAATTCTTCGGGAGTTTTCTTAAGATTTTCCTTGTGATTAGATAATTCAGGATTTTCCGTGGTCTTCTTTAATGATATCCTAGTAGTATCTAATTCATTTTTAGAATCTACCTCTAGTTGTTCTTTATAAGATAAATCTCTAAACCCTTCAAGATCTATTCTCGTTAGGTCTAGTTCTGGATTATGATTATCAATAAGAGATTCCTTTTCTTTTCCTAGTTTTAGATCTTCTTCTGGAACCTTAAGTTTTTCTTTTGTATTTATATAAAGATTTCTTACATCCCTAACTCCTTCTAGATTTACTTTTTCTTTGTTAAGTTCATCTATCCCCGAAGAATCTGTATCAAGATTTTCTCTGTGTTTTTCAAGTTTAGGATCCTCTAAAGTATTTTTAAGATCCTCACGTTTATTCTCTAAGAATATTTTTCTTTTATCCTCTAAATTTTCACGTGACTTTTCTGTATATAATCCTGTAGGTATCTTTTCTCCTTGATCATCACTCAAAGATATTCTACTACTTTCTTTATATAAATTCTTTACACCCCTAATTCCATCTAATCCTTCTACATGATCTTCGAGAGAATTAATTTCTGGAATCCTCCCTGTTGTTCTTCCAGGGAGTTCTAGATTATCTTTCTCTAGGGAAGTATGATTTTCTTGAGTTGTTCTAATACTTTTAAGATATTTACTAAGAGCTTTTACTTCCTCAGGTCTAGTAAGTTGATCACATCCAGGAATTTTATTTTGCTTCAGAATCTCATTTTCTATATTTCTTTCTCTCATAATTACATATCTAAAGTTTCAATAATACTATTCAATGTATAAACATAGAATACTTCAGCTACTTCAGAGTAACCCATTTTAAGAGATATTTTAAATCTGAATGTATATTTTCCACGAGTATATTGTAATTCATCCCCTACTTCAAGAGATCCATCATCTGTATATACTTCTAGATTATCTCTGTTTCGATTCCATACATCTCTTAGTTCATTCTGATTTAATATCAATATTGTAGTAAATTGATCATAATCGTTCTCTAATGTACTACTTGATGAATATGTACCTCCAAAAACATTTTTCCATTTTGAATTACTCTTTGGTCTGAGTACTACAAATTCAGTCCCAAGAAGTTTTAATTGTAATTTTATATTTTTCATTCCAATAGAATAAAGCCTATTTGCCTTATCTAAGTTTTTTGAAATCATATCCGCCATAATAGTATATATTTAGTTTAAAGATTAATCACAGTCAATAATAGTACAAAATTCTTCTGTATCAATTATTTCACGTATTAATTTATATATCTGTTCAAAAGTAAGAGATCCTGATAGTTTCATTACATATATATCTCTCTCTAGGATCGTAGTTGTTCTAATATGAGCTGCCATAGATCTAATGAAATCATCAATTTCGTACTGACTATATTCAAGATCTTTTGGAATATATATTTTAATTGAAGATGGATCAGGATATATACTAATTACATCTTTGGGAATTTTACTAGAAACTTCATAATCCCCGATACGATCTTTATCCAATTTCTCTGTTAATTTCGTTATCATCTTTCTAGCTTGTAAATCTGAAAAATATCGAATTCTAGGTACTATCATTTTTCAAATATATTAGGTTTTACATCAGTTGACATGAATTTTTTTAAGATAAAATCAAATTCATTTCTTGTTTTAATTGTGTAGTTATATACAACTACTTTTCCAGTATCTACCCTATTTACTATCGTTTTTAAGTGATTCCAGAAAATAGAATCAATCTTCTTAAGTTCGTCGGTATCCTCTTTATTTACTGTTATTACGAATATTCCAGAGATCATTGACATATTAATACCTATATCTCCACCAAATTCCCCAACAGTATAATCTAAACCTTCAACATAACGAAGTCTTTTAAGGCTATTTTCTAAGTACTTATTTCCAAAATCTCCTCGATATGTAGGAATTATATCAGGATCATTAGAAAAAGTTACTGCAGCACTATAAATTAAACCGATAAGATCTTCAGATTTACCGGAAAATAGAAATTTTCCTGTCTTTCCAATGAATTTCTTTAAATCATATTTATTTAAAGACTTAACTGAAAAATCCTTCTGTTCAACTTCCTTAATTCTATTTTCAACTAAAGCTTTGTTATCAAGAAGATTTATTTTTACTCCAAGAGTATTACTGAGTTCCATTATAAAGTTGGCTATAACTTGATAATTTGTAAATACAATAGCCACTGAATAAGAATTATTTCTAGAATTGATTGCATAACTACTATATTCCATCCCTGTATACTTCTTACAGTAATAGTCTAAACTATCTGAAGTCTTTTCCAATTCCTTAGAGGTCATTCCAAAAGTATACATGGTAATGGAATTATCTTGTATTGAAAAATTTAATTTATAAGCTGTTACATTTCGATCATTAAAACTAAACTTCTCATCTATTTTTGCTCTTTTATCTAATGAATCTCCTATAGTTACTCCAGAAGCTCTATAAATACCAAACTCACGACGAATTAATTTATCTACTTCTTGAAATTTAATAGATGACATTGGATTGTGTAAATAGTTTAAGAAGAATTTTAATACTACACCTGCTATAGTTCCATATTTACCTCCAGTTATAGCACCACTGGTAATACTAGCATCTTTTAGGAGACTACCTGTAACTCCTCCAATACCAGCACCAGCTAAGGCAGATTTTCCGATTACTTCTATAGCTCCTGGAACCTTATCCATATCCTTAGGACCTGTATAGTGACCCTCCGGAATTGTATATTGTTTTTGTCTAAATTTTGTCATACCATAAGATTTTTAAAATAATTAGTCGAGCTATTTACTATATCTTCTACAACTCTACCTCCTTTACTATCTACATACTTAGATGCAGCCTTAGACATTTTATCACCAACTCCAATCTTTTTCCACATAGTTTTCTCTGGTTTTCCTACTACACTAACTAAAGCAGATGTTCCAGGAATAGGTACTGTTTTCATAGCTACAGAAGTTATAGGTGCTTCTATAGATGGTTGAATTACTTTAGTATTTACAACTCTTCCTGGATTAATGGCTGCTTGATTTGCCGCCATTTTTACTCCTTCTATCTTATTTAAACCTCTTGCTGTAGCTTCTAAGACTTTATTTTGTGTTTTTATGGCGGATCTTTTTGCAGCCATTAGAGTCTTTCTAAGAACTTTTTTATTAAATCCAGCCAATACTCTAGTTCCTGTAAGAGAATACAACTTTCTTTTTATTATCATAATTTTATATATTAAACAAGTAAATCTCCATACCATCCAGATTGGAGTATATAATTATCACACCTAGATCTAAGCTCTTGATATGCAGGGTCGATATTAGATAAAACGTCAATAGAAACACCAGGGAGCAATAAAGAAGCTTTGAGATTTCTGATGTAATTCAATAAATGACATAATGTAAGGTCCATGAAAAATGTACCCCTTGATCCTTCTTCTATATTCAGCCAATAAATAGCTGCTTTAGATGATCCTGGATTAAACGTTTTATCAGGAAGAAAGTCAGGAATTATTGGTCGACTACATATTCCCCTAACATAAAATTGATCATAGCTAGGCATATCCATCATAAAAACATATGGACGTCTATAATCCGTAAAATAAGTATAGTTTCCTGGAGCTGGATAAGATATAGAACCTATTCTGTACATAGGAATAGAATTTGGAACTAATATAATCTGATCTTCCGATATTTTACAATCAAGAAATAATGTAAAATTACTCTTAATCTCACAATATCCTTCAAGTCCCATGTTCTCACAACTACACATCTGAGAACGGTTCATTTTCATCTCCAGAACTAATGGTAGAGTATTTTCAAATTCTCTTAATGACTCCTTAATTATTTCCAGTAGTATTTCATCTGCACTAAGGTAGTCATTTAAATCTAAAATTTCGTCAAGAGAAGTTAAATTGACTAATGCTGCTCGTATAAATAACTTCTTCTTAAGATCTATTAATAATGTTTTATCCATGATATAATACTGGTAATAATTTAGGTTCTACTTTTGTTGTTATATCTTTTCCTTCTTCGAAAAATATCTTTATGATTTCAGGGATTCTATTATTGTCTTTATAGGAAATTCGAAGAAGTTTTATATTATTTTCTTTGCAATATTGTTCTAAACATCTATCTCGGTTGACTTGATTTACGAAATTTTGATATGTGGGTTGAAAGAAAGAAGTAAATTCATAATGTTGTTTTCCATCATACTCTATTATTACATTTAATTTTGGTATGTAAAAATCTAAATAAAATATTCTATTATTTATTATTAATTTATATTGACGAATTATGTTTAAATAATAACTATTTAAAATAGAGTATAAAGAATTTTCCATAAACGAAATACTACTAGTTTTTGAACAATATATACAGTATTTTCCTTCATGTTTTAAAAATATACCTAGTCTAGTAGTATCCCAAATATGATTATGAATATTACATTTTAGTATTAGATATGTATTTTGATAATTAAATTCTTCTTTAAATCCTAAAAATTCTAAAGATATATTATATTTTTTATTTAAATGATTTACTCTATCTATTATTAAGTTATGATATCTTTTCTTTTCCTGTTCACGTTCAAATAATTCTCTACATTTAGGACATAGTATAATATTTCTACTTTTATCAGTCATTAAATAACTATAATAACATGAAAATTTTCCATGTTTATAACAAACTAATTCAACTGGAGAATTATAACCTGTGTAGCTATTATGAATATTACAAAATATTGACGATTCATTTGTAGAAGATGATTTATGAAATTCGATTATATTATTTTCTGCTTCTAAATTAGTTAATTTTCTTTTTTTTCTTTCTTTTGAACATTCAGGACAACCAATTAAATTATTCGAAATAAATCCATTATAGGTCGTTGTTTTCCAAATAATATTATGAATATTACATTTTAAAATCAATTTTGTTGATGAGCCTTTCCAAAAATTTACAAATCCTAAAAAAGATATATTACTCCCTTCATTATTTTTCTTTAATATGGATTTTTGTATTCTTTCTATTGCTATATTTTCTGGAAGTGTTCTTTTTATTTTTGAACATTCAGGACAATGCCATCCATTTAATATAAAACTAGAATATTTTATAATTTTACTTATATTATGTAATTTACATCTTAAAATAATTTTTAATTTTTTTGTAGATATATCTTTTGAATAGTTTTCTAATCCTAGGAATTCAATATCTTTAGTTAATTTTGAAATAATATTATATATTATTTCATCTTTTGTAAATTTTTGCATATTCTATTATTTATAAAGGATAGTATGCCAGATCTCTCCAGCATACTATCATGTTATTTATTATTCAAGGGCTGCTCCTCTAGTATCTTCGTACTCTGAGACTGCAAGTTGCATACCAACGTCGAAAATGTCGTGATATCAATATGTTTGCTAAGTATTATCTACTCATGTTCAGACTATATCTTTTAAAATCTTCATGAAATTTTAATTATACATCTAGTCGTTGAGAAATAGAATTATATCTATTTTTGCTGATTCTTTGGATTTATTAAGTTCCAGCAATTGGTATAATAATCGCATATACTTTACGATGACATATTTCAAAGCTCTCTGGTATCTAACCAAAACGTTAACCACCATTTTATTCTGCATTATTGTTAAACTTAAATATAAGATTAATATTTAAGATCAGACTATATCATTTTAATAAGTACATAGTCGTTGAGAGAAAATTTTTGTAAACTTTCTTTGCTGATTTATTTTATTATCTTCCAGCAATTCTCTTATTTTTCTTGGTAATATAAAAATCCAAGGCGCAATTATTTACGCTGAATTTGAACAGGGTTATTTGTCTCATCGATGATAATACGGTAATCATCGATATTATAAGACATTGGGAGAATAGTTGATTTAAACCAGTAATCGATAGTTCCAATCGCACTTTCCCAGAGTTTTGGTGCAATTCTCCAACCTATATATTGCTTAAGTAATATAGGCATAGCTTTTGAGATACGAATAGCTAAACGAGAGTTACCTTCATCTGAAACAATATTATCCACACTTTGCTTAGTATAATTCGTTTTAGAAAATTATTTGGTAATTTCGCTAGACTATATCTTGAAAAATAATAAAATTTATTTATCTTTTATACTTAGTCGTTGAGAAAGGATTTATATTAGTAATCCTTTTTGCTGATTTTTATTTTTTATATAAATCCCAGCAGTTCATAAAAATTCAATTTCAATAAATTGGACAATTTTGTTTATCATTCATGTTCCAAGCATTAGTTTGATAATTCCAGAGTACAGTATTTACTCGTTTAGATAATAGAAGTTGACGAGTTTTTTTATTAAACTCTGTCATAGGTCTCTGATACTGAACAATACCATTAGTTTGTCCAAGTACAGGAGCAAATTCTGCATTATTTCTACGGTTTCTAGCTACAGCTTCCCAGTAAACAACAGCAGGTGAGCAATAATATTTCCATCCAAATGTACCGGAGTCGATATCCCAAGGTGCAGACAGATAGAGTTTATATGAATCTTGTGCTATTTTAGTTGCATTATTAGCGATAGTCATATAATTTGTGCTCTGAACTGTTGATACTGGATAGAAATAGTTAGAATTGATAGCCATATTAGCCAAGTAATTCTGGAAACTTAGTGATGTATTTCCAAGGTCACATAATCCTTCAACCACATAGATTTCCTGAATGTTGATTTCGTCAAGTGCTTTCTTAAGATCCGATTCAGATACATCAAGAATATCTGTTTCAGTTGGATCTACGCCTAATTTTGCATAAACTTGATCTCCACCATTTTCTTGATATTCATAGTACTTATATGAACTTCCAGATCCAACTCGGTAAACATCTCCAACTGACATACCTTTTGAGTTGTAAAGATCAGTCATTGAAGAAACTGTTTGTTTATAAGAACCTGCATTTGGGTCATTAGGATCAAGTTCTACCCATACTTTATCATCAGCTCCGTATCCATAGTAGTTCAATCCAAGCTCTCTCATGTCGTCAGGGAGTTGAAGTTGAATCATACTTAGAAGTTCATTGAGTTCTGATACTTCCATATCTCCACGGCCGGTTACTTTACCTATATTAAAGAACTGCACTTCGTCAGAAATATTAGGATCAAGAACAGCGACTTCATAAAAATCTCGCTGTAGGATACTTTCTGACGGTTCTACTGTTCCTTTCTTGGTATAGGTATCTAGAACGGCCGATAGTACCATATAAGGAGAATCAGAGTTTTCATTCAAAGCAGGGTTAGTTAATTCTTTGGTAACTACTGCATCATGATTAAAACGTCTAATTCTAACTCTCAGATCAGTATTAGAGTTATATTGATTAACTGCATAATATTTTTGTTCTTCGAAACCAGACCAAGCAGAAGCATTAATATCTATAAGTTTTTGATTAGGATTATCACTAGTCCAATCAGGTTCACAAATTACGATATACTGCTTTCCTAGTGGACATCTAGAATCTGAAGTATCTAGCATATCCTGTCCTAGGTAAAGTTCATAGAATACAACTGCCTTTGCTTTATCAGGATCAGTCGTTTCATTTTCAGGAACGATATTATTAGGATCTGTGAAGAATTTATAAGATGGAGAGAAGAATTTATTAGTTTCATTCATCTGATTTACTAAGTCAGGAAGAGTTCTTACATAGTAGTCATACTGAGGACCATCATCAGTTGTACGATTACCAAGAATACCTACTCCATTCAAATTAATTGACCATCCATCTTGATCATGTTCTGCATCATCTCCATCAATATCAAGAACAAATTTAACGACACCTTTATCAGCATCTCTAAATCCCTTCATTAAAGCACCATCTCTAAGGATATATGTACTATAATCAGTTTTAGTCATGGGTTTAGCGTAGTAGATATCGTTAGCTTTAGATGCTCTACAAACCAGCATAACATTAGAGCCTGCTAATCTATAAGCATTCATCCACATTGTTGCAGCTACATTTTTATCTCCTGTATTATTAGCATCATGATAAAGATTATTTAAGGATGCCATATAATCTTCTGTTAAGTCTCCTGAAGCATAAGTTTTTAAGAATTCAGATTGACTAGAAATCAATGTAGGAACTGCTGGGCCTGCATCAGAAATTAAAGTCACTCCGATAATTAAACTTTCACCTGCAGTAGGATTAAGAGCTGCGGTATGTACTCTCTCTATAACTTTTACATACGGTTCGAGAGTTTCAGTCCATTGTGCCATAATTTAAATATAATAATTAATTGTTTTATTTAACCAACTTCTACGAGATATACTGGATATTTATTTCTTATAAATTTTTCACATATTCCAGCTATTAAACCAACATCAGCGGTTCCATCAGATATAGTAGTTATAGAAATCTCATTATATCTACTTTTACTTTCTTCTGTTACTGCACTTGAGTTTGGTAGATTTCGTATTATGTTTTTTGTTATATCTTTTAGTTTATTATCTGCTATTGTATTTACTAGAAGTCTAAGTTCACCAGAATTTCTTGTTATAGCTACACTTATTGCTGATTTAAGAGAATCCGCCGTTTTAGGATCTCTTGTAAAATCGGAGCCTTCTTTAAAACCTGTTTTCTTAAGATCCTCTACTACTCTATCCATTAATCTATTGTCAACTGTTAACTTTCTGGAAATAGCCTCATCACCTTTTTTTATAGTACCAACTAAGGCTCCAAGAGCTGCTCCGACTAATGTTCCGGCGGCTACTACTCCAAGTCGTTTAGCAAATGGACTTGGAGTATTTAATTTTCGGAAAGTAGGGTTACTTCCTTCATATTTAATATTTTTAGCATCTTTTCCGGATAATGGTAAACTTAGAGTAGCTACGTTTCCACCAATTATAGCTCCTTTAACAGTATCAGATAATATACTAAAGTCTTTTCTTCTAAATGTAATCATATTATTATCATTTTTCTCGGAAAAGATTTTTTTAAATTTATAAGAGGTTGTCTTTTTAGGTTCTTTTACTTCTACCTCTTTTAAAGTTTTATTAACTCCTCCAAGTGCTTTAGTTAATTTATCCATTGCTTCTAGTTGTTCTTCTTGATATTTTTTATCAGAATTTTTTCTAGTAGCATTAATAGCAAGATTAGTTCCAGAAAATCCAGCAGTGGCAGTAGTAATTTTTGCCGTAGGATTATTTTTATAAAACTCCTTTACATCTCTGATTATTTTCTTTGGTTTAAATTTTGCCATAATTTTTATTAGTTTTAATAGGAATAACCATCTCTTTGAGTCATATTCGTCTTCCAATCTTGTTTTTCTCTTCGTCTAGCCTGTCTTTGAGCATAATTAAGTCTTTTATTATACCATTCATTATTTTCAGCCTGTTTATTTCTATTTCGAAGAGCCATTCCACCTGCTAGAAGACCACCAACAACTAATCCAGTTTTTCCACCTTTACCCATTCTTCCGAGTAAACTACGACCTGCCTTATTCTTTCCGAAAGCTCCAGCAACAGCACCAACTGTTCCACCAAGAGCAGCACCACCAAGAGCAGCACCAGCTACAGAACCATATCCAGGAGCTTGTTTTGGTTTTTCAGCAAGAATATCTGAATCTTTCATTCTCTTAAGATTATCAGTATCGTCGTATTTAGTGAATAATTTTCTTTTTATAATCATTGTATTTCTTGATTTTTAGAATCTTGATATTTGAAAGCATCTTTATCTAGAGCCCGAGCTGTTTTATTTACTATCTTCTCTCCAGTTCCCCATGTTGCTCCTAAAACTGCAGCACCGACTGGAATACTACCTGCTAAGGCTGTTTTGGGGTTATCCATAATGAATTTACCTGCTTTTTGAGACCATACTGAACCTGAGTGTTTTCCATATCTATTTAACTGATGACCGAATTTGTATACACCTTTTCGACCACCTCCGCCAGATAAATTAGAAAGTCCACCTAAAATTGTTTGTCCAGGAGTTTTAAATATCTGTGAATTTCTTACAGATTTAGAAGCGCCAGTAAGTAATCTTTTAACTGCCATTGTTCCAGGAACTGCATAGTTTCTCTGAGTTGATGCCATTTGATCTTTATATTGAGCTTTTTCAGCAGAGTATCCGAGAGCCATGGGAGCAGAACCTAGAGCAGCCATTGTTATCAAAGTTCCTTTATTCTTTTTTGCAGCTTCTCCTAAAACCTTTCCAGTACCTTTTACTGCTTTCATTATAGATCCAGCAGAGTAGGTTTTTTCAAGAGGCATTCCATTTTTCTTCATATCTTTTTGAATTGCTTTATCAGTAAGATATGAAGCTCCTGCCATTGTAGCTCCCATCATAGTTCCACCAATCAGCTTATTTTTTTCTTTCCATGCAATTTTACCAACATCTTTAGCGAGACCTTTAGCATTTCCTAAAGTTTTATTATTTTTAAGAGTTGCCGTAAGTTTTGCAAAATTTATCTGAGCAAATTGTTTTTGTCCCATTACATCTGCTGCTTGTTGTGCTGCTTGTGGATTATTCTCTGCATTTTCAGCAATTTTATTTAAAGCTTTGGTCATTCTTCTATTCTGCTCTTCTGCCTGTGCTGCTTGTTCCTCAGCTTGTTTCATTTGATCTGAACCCTGTTTTAGAGAAAGACCTGTACCAATAGCCCCTGCAGCATTTAAAGCCATTCCCAAAAAAAATTCTTTTTGTCTAAACTTAATCATAATCTAAATCCTCCTATAATTAAGTCTGCATATCTTGACCGGCAGTTTTAAGACCTTTTCCAAGACCTCTAATAGCTGCAGAACCTAAGAGATAACCAGCTCCCATACCTAAAATACTTCCAAATGGTCCCCCTATCATTGTTCCAATAGTTCCTCCTAATTTAGTAGCTCCTAAAACACCACCAGCGATTCCGGCTACTTTATTATCAAGAGCTTTACCAACTCCTTCTGTAACTCCTCCAAGTGTATTTCCGGCAGCTTCAGTTAGTGCATTGTAACATTTTCTTTTTAATCTGTATCTTGCCATTTACCTCTTCCTCCACGATTTAATTCTTGATTTAATTTTCTCATTTCTTTTCCTAAATTACCGATTCCAGCTAATTCACGTTGAGAAGTATTCATTCTACCCAGTCTATCCATATCTGTATCATATTTTCTCCCTTTAGTGAAACCAAGAGCTGGGTTATTAGTATTTAATATCTTGGTTTGAGAAAATCTCTTTACAATCATCATGCATTAAGTAAATATATTTTATAACCTAATCCGAAGGGTAATATATTCAATGCATTAATAGCATCTTCGATAGATTTGAATTCTAAGACCAATGATCTTGATTTTTTATCATATTTGATAGCCTCTCCAAGCAATTCAGAAACTTCATAAGATAGATCAAAGGAAGGAGAGAATGAACCAGATAGATAGGGATATTGTTTATCACCGCCTTTACTCTTAAATTCTCTTTGCTCTAAAATTGATCCTGGAAATTCTGAATACTTCTTTTCTTTCTTTTTTCCACCTCTTCTTTCTTCAGGATTATCATTCCTAGGTCCAGAAGTGTCTCCTAAAGAAGTATTATTATTTCCTCCATTATTGTTATTATTCCAATTTGGATCACTATCTTTTGGCGCAAATATAGAATGACTTACGTTTAATTGCATATTTCCAAGACGTTTATCATATGTTTTACCTGGAAGTCTAACCTCATCTGGTAACTTTGCTTTGGCACCAATTTTTAGATACATTCTATATTTATCTTTTCCAAACATAGAAGTACTAATTACAAATCTTTCGATTACTACATTATTTCCTCTAAGAACAGGAATTAATGCACTAGTATCTATTACTCCGAATTTATTTCTATCAGAATATCGCATAAGTTTTACATAAAGACTTCTCATTGCATCATATTCTGTAAATTCTTTCTGTCTAAATTTAATCATGCTACAACTGATAAATTATATTTTGTAGCGAGAATTTCTATAATATCAAAAGCTATTCCTAAGTGATCAGTTTCTGCTGTGATTACTCTAGTTTCTTTATTGATATCAGTTATTCTCATTCTAAAAATATCTTTGATTAATTTTTGAGTATAATTGTATAATTCCTTATCCTGTACTTGAATTTGATAATATCCAGACTCATTTTTTATAAATGAAACTAAAACCATAGCCTTAGAATTAACTCTACTAACGCTATCTGCTTGCTCTGGAGTTATAATATTAGGCCGTAATCCTTGTTTCTTTAAATATTCAATAGCGTCCGGCATTAAATTTTGGATAAGGTATTTCTTCTTTCTAAAATTTATCATAACCCTTTGTTTATAATTGTTGTTTCAGTATCAACCGGAACTTCATAATGATAATCTGGATTATTTCGTTCAAACTCTATATTCTGAACTATCTCTTCTAGGAATTTATATCTATCATCAATTACTTCATAGAAAAATAGTTCACATCTGAATTGACATTGATAAGAGAAATTTGAATTATCATCTTGTTGATATGTCTGGTTAAAGTCTTCAGTTATTCCTCCCCATTTTATTGCAGCTGTCCATCTTTGTCCATATCTATCTGATGTTTTGAATTCACAGAAATTAGTAAGTAATGTGACATTCATATATCTATTTTTAAAGTCAAAGAATAATGGCATATCAGTACTTCTTAGATAAAATTCAACTGGTATTTTATGCTGCATTACTTTATCATCAGAATACTTAGGATGATTATCTTTCACTGGAGTCTGAAGAAATTGATAAACAACATGTGATGTTTTAGTTAATGTAGTTTCTTTATTAATTCTAACTAACTCTAAACCATAATCATCTAAAATTTTACGTAATTCTAGAATAAATTGATCTTGATAATCTACAGCCCTTATAACATAATCATTATATTTCCTTCTTAATGTAAATATTGTTTCAGATTCAGATTCAAGTGTAACATCATCTGAACTAATTATAATTTTAGGAAAATTTCTTATCTCATAACAGCTTGGTCTAGGTCCAATAGGTTGAAGATATATAAGATTTCCAGAATAAAATAAGAAATTTATAAACTCAGGATTTTTATAATCTCCTTCCGAAACTACTATTGTTGTATAATTATAGTTTTGGATAACTCTGGATTCTGAGTCATTTACAATAACTATATTAATAGTATGTGGATCATAAGTTAATTTTCTTAACTTAAGTCCATTTAATGTAACATAAGTATTTTTAAATAATTTAGGAAGTCCTGTAGGGAGCATGTCAATTCTTTTCTCAGTACATGGTATTCCTAAAAGATCTGATAAACTTCCAGAAGTACTTCCTGGAGAATAAGTTAGAGTGAGAGTAGATCTTGAAGTATCCTCTACTATAGAGCTTATTTGTCCTTCTTTTACTTGAAAATACCTACATTTATTAGAAGAGAGTTTAAGACCTCTGTAAATTACATCACTCATAAAACTTATTTTAATATTTTAAAATTAATTTTCAGGGATTAACTTCTTCTTTAACTATTAGCTTTATTTTCTGCTGCTAAGAATGTACCAGCACCTAATGCAGCAGTACCAGCAGCAGCAACACCTAACCCTTTACCTAGTCCAATAGAACCTCTTCCCATAGTAGAAGCTAAATTCTTAAAACCTTTGGCATTTTCTCCTGCTTTAAAAGCTCCTTTTGCTGCATTCCAATTTGCTGCTGTTTTGGCGAATGGAGAAAATAATCCAAAATTTTTTCTTTTAAGCTTATAAGTTGCCATAATTATTTCATAATTTTTCCAAGTGCCTGCATACCTTTTTGATCAGCTTTTGCATTAAAAGCTTGTTTTGTCATCTGAGATCCTGTTTTCTTTAAAAGTGCATTATCAATTTGTTTAGCTCGTGCAACTCCAAAATCCTTAGCTCCAGACATCATCATTCTATCTCCAACTTTTCCTCCAACAGCTTTACCAGCTTTCATTAGTCCAGTATTAGTTTTAGCCATTATGTTAGCACCAAATGCACCTTTTTTAGCCCCAAGAATGGCTGCACCTGCTGCGAGGCCACCTAAAGCTAATTTTTTCCCAGTACTCATTCCGCCTTTATCATCAGAATATAATTTTCTCTTTAATCTAAATGTACTTGCCATAATTGTAAAAATTAAAAAGAGAAGGAACCTTAAGTCTATAAGACCTAGGGAATCCCTCTCTTTGTTTAAAATCATTTTATTCTTTAGGGATCTGAGAGTTTAACAATCCAAATGATTTTTTATGGTTTAATTAGATACCGAATTTGAAAGTAACCTTCTGTACCAATTCAGGAGCCATATACTTAGTACCTTCCTGATAGTAGATACCAGAAGCCATCTGAGTTGGGTTATTGTAGTTACCAATAGTCGGAGTATCAGTCAAAGGCATATAGATACCACGTGCAAGCGGAGCCATCTGACCATCTTTTGTTTTGTGAATTGCATAGAAAGTACCTTCACCCGGAGCTTCAGCAATATCAGTAGAACGAAGTACAGGAATACCATTATACCAACCCAACAGGTCATTGATATAAGTCATCTTAGTATTACGTTCCCATTTACCAATCATTCCACCCTTCTGGAATTGATTAGATGCCATATTACCAGCTACATAGGCAGTAACATCAACACCCTTAACAGCTTTAGTTGCCAATGCACTTTCAACATTAATCAAGTAAGCATCGAACAAGTCAACTCTAGAACGATAATCCATGAACTGACCAGTCATAGCACCCTGAGTCAAATCCAAGTCAGCCATAACGTTACCATTATAACCTTCTTCCAAAGTAGAAACCAATTTATAGTTAATTACCTTAGTATACAATTCACGAAGCTTAGTGAACAAGAAAGTAGCCATATCAGAACCAGTTGCTTTCTTCATAGCACCTAAAGCAGCAATGTTATATTCAGCTACCAACATATCAGGTACAGTAGCCAAACCAAGCTGTTGCATCTTAGCGATAAATCTCTTATCATTAGCATGTGCATTAGAAGCACCAATAGTATTACAAGGAGTACCAGTAACATCTTCCTTACCTACAATAGTGATAGTTTCTGTAGCAGCATCACCAGCCAAAGCAGTAGCCAAAGTAAATTCTACACGACCATTCAAATAGTTGATAGTACCGTTAGAAATCTTACCAGCAACAGCCATGAAAGCACCCTGACCATTATCGATCAATTCGAATTTTTCAGTTGCAGTAGCAATCTTAACACGTACTGTACCAGGGATAATCTTACGACCAATCAAAGAAGAGTAGTCAGCATTAGTAGTCGGAGTAATATTCAAAGTAAAGTTACCCATAGCTTGAATATCCTGATAGTTATCCGGACCTAAGTTAGGAATAACAGAACGCATATCAGTTACACCCAAAACGTCGAACCAATAGAACAAACCATTAGGCTGATCAAAGTCACGTTCGATAGACATATAACCTGCGAATGAGCTTACATAAGAAGCTACAGAAGCATTGAAATACTGAGTAGACAGCAACGGAGTTTCTGCATAACCAGAGAAAGTCTTCTGCAGCAAATTACCTGCATTACCTAGACCAAACAAATCTTTCATTTCATCGTTACGAGAGAACATCTTAGCATATTCACGAGAACGAAGGTTAGCATCTTCTGCTGATACTGAGCTATTAATAAGAGCCTCCATCATTGAAGGAGTCTGCATCATTTGCAAATACTGTGTATTCATAATGTATATAATGTTTTTATTATTTTTAGTTTATGTAAAATGGTTTTTGAGGATAACCATAAACCTATCTATTTATATTTAATTACTTACGAAAACTATTTCCAGTCAACCATGATACTAGAGTATCATTTGTATCACTGAATTTCTTTTCTGAGAACTGAGCTTCCTGAAGATCTTGTTCTTGAGCCTGTGCAGGAGCTTGTTTTGCTTCCATAATTTGCTGAGCTGCTTCTTCTGCTACTGCTTGGATACTTTGAACTGCCTGAAGTGCTTTATCTTCAATAGCTTCAACACTAGTAGCACCACCTTGTGCAGGAGCAACACCTGCCGGAACTGCTACTTCCTGAGGAGCTACAGCATTAGGATCAGCTAAAGGAATTACAGGAATATTAGGATCTACTTCTCCAGCAGGAACAGGAACTGCACCTACAACATCTGAGAAGAATTTATTAAGAATAGGATCTTCATAATCTCCTGAGAATTTCTTTTCTTCTTTATCAATAGAATGTTCTTCAAGTTTGTCAGCTTCTTCTTCTGATAATGGATGACATTCAATATCATCTTCACTCATAGTAGCCTTAGTAAATTCACCATTTTCCTTATCTTCTATAATTGCTTCTGTAGCTGAAATTGGAGTAATGATTTCTTTATCTGTTTCTACTTTCTTACCAGTTTCAATAGCTTTTTCTACTGGACAATGACCATCTTCTTCAGAGAATAGACGAACCATATATTCAGTAAATTCCTCACCTTCAGAGAAGAATTTAGTTTCTGCCTCATTACAGTAGATATCTTCAGAAAATTCTTTTTCTTCATGATTTTCAACTTTATCTTCTACTGCAATACTGTTTGTTAGATTATCGGCTTCTGCTTCTGAGATAGGATTAACATCAAGAACTTCTTCATCCATCTCAGCTTTAGTAAATTCGCCATTTTCTTTATCCTGTATAACTGCAGTCTTAGAATCGATAGGCGTAATAATTTCTTTATCTGTTTCTACTTGTTCGCCAGTTTGGATTGCGCTTTCAATTTCAGCAGAATCAGCTTCTTCAGAGAACAAACGAATCATATACTGAGTAAGTTCTTCATTTTCTGAGAAAAATTTAGTTTCTGCTTCGTCACACCAAACATCAGAGAATTCTTTTTCTTCTTCCTCATCTTCGTCTTCCTCTTCTTCAGAAACAACGATATGATCTGTCAACTCTTCTGCTTGATCTTCGCTTATCTTTTCAAGCTCCATTTCTTCACCTTCTAAACTAACTTTAGTAAATTCATCTTTATTTTTATCCTGTATAACTGCAGTCTTAGAATCGATAGGTGTAATAACTTCAGAATCTGTTTCAATCTCATCACCATTTTCAATAGCATCTTCAATAGCATCCTGAGTTGCACTAATACTATCTACAGATTCAGAGAAGAAACGACACATAAAGTCTGTATTATCAGCTTGGAATTCAGTTAAGTAAATAGTATGATCTGAAAATTCTGCTTGTTCAGGTTCTCCAAGTTGTTCATCTTCAACTACACCAAGACCATTCAAGAGATCGATAGCATATTCACGAGCGTCTTCGGGGTTATCAAAAATTCTAACTCCTGCTACTCCTTTTTCTGTTAAACTCTGAACTAATTCTTGAGCTGATGCTTCGTCATACTCTGGAGCATCTACAATAACATGATTTACTGGATCTACTCCTACTACAAACAACGGATCAAACTGTTCTGCTTCACTAAAATTCTTAGATTCTAGCTCAGTAACATCCATATCTTCACCATTAAACTCTACCTTTGCTTGATCACCTGTAGATTCTGATGTAACAACTACTTCATTTTCACCAGTTTTCTCTACTTTAAGATCACCTACTTTAGCTGTTTCTTCTGATTCAATAACTTCTGAGAATAATCTTTCACAAAATTCTTGATCTGAGAAAATTCTAAGAACTACGCTATTATCAGTACTTACAGAGAATTCTTTTTCTTCGTATTCTTCTACAGCTTCAGGACCTTCTTGTGCAGTAATTTCTACACTTTCTTCATGACCAGCTGCTGGATTTAAACCACCATCAGGAAGATTCGGTGCAATAACAGCACTACCATCCATATGACTTTCAACTTCCTCGTCAACTGCACCTACCTGATTACCCGGAGTTACTCCATCCCCTTCCGGATGAAGATATCCCTCGATTTGTTCAGATTGTTCAGCTGGATACATATCATAAGTATCGTCCTCATCGGAAGCCTTTTCAACGATAGTAACTTCGCCATTTTCTTTGTCTGTTACTGAAACTTTACCGTCACCGATATTTTCATATTTTACTTCTTCAGTATCAACAGAGCCATTAGCCTTAGCATCTTCAATATCTTTGGCTACTTGCTTTGCTAATTCTTCATCCTTATCCTCTACAGCTGAGAATAGGACTTCCATAAATCTTGTATTTTTCATACTGAGTTTTATAAATATTTTATTTCATTATATCAACTTGATTTCCTTGAATTTTGATTACTCCACGATCAATTAATATATCTATTATATTATCTGGAGCATCATCATATCTCTCTTCTAGGATTTTTGTAAATTCTTTGATTCCCATTGCAGAATTACCAAATTCTATCTTTAAGTCTCCAATAATTCCAGAGTCTTCAATCCAATCTTCTACTTCTTCAGTGCTAGAAAACTCAACTTCTTTCATTTCTTCAAGTGGAAGAGAATGAGCTTTTTTAATTAGCATTATACCTTTCGGTCCTAAAGATCCTTTAGATTCTAACATATTAATTATGTCTTCCTTAGGTCCTTCTATTGGGTCTAAATCCAAAATCTTAGTCACTGATACGATTAACTTAGAGAATAATTTAGATTGTAAGAATGCAGTTTCAGGAATAGTAACTTTATTATCTTCATCAATACTAGCAAAACCTTTTTCAACTAAATCTTCGGCGGAAATACCAAATGCCTTAACAACTTCTGATTCATTTAAAGTTTTGCCAGAAAATTCTTTTAATTTTACCTCAAATTCGTTCGACGGTTCTGAAAATTCTTTTTGTACAGCGGCATTATTATCTCCGCCGAATAACGAACGTCTTGAGAATCCTTTTTCTACTTCTTCGATTTTTGATACTTCGACTTGTACAGCTTCAGGAGTATTTTCAGGACTTGGTGTAACTTCTAAAACATTAAATCTATTTACAGCTCCACATTTAGGACATAAGAAGTTAGTTGTAGTGGCTAAAGTATCCATAATATAACCACAATCTCTACACTGAATTTTCTTATATTCTGCCTGAGTTACTCCACCTGAAAATAACTTGCGCCGTGGAGAAATCGAAGAAGAGAATAATTTACGTCTTTCTACTTTCATAATCTTTTTAACTGTTTTCTTCAGGGTTTTCTTCTTCTACTGGCTCTTCTTTCTTCGTACCATTCTTCGGCGCGAATATTTCCTCTAACATTGCATTAACAAAGTCAGAATAAGCAGCTTGAATTTTTTGATATCTTGCCTTAGATATTGCATTAGTTTTAGATACCTCAGACATAGCCATCTTATATGGTAAGAACAATTTTTGTACACTTATCAATGTATTTATAAAATTTATTTATAATTTAGACTATATCTTCTGTCTATTTTGACAGTTTATATACATAGTCGTTGAACAAATCACTTCTTTAGATTTATCTAAGTATGATTTGATGCTGATTTATCTCATTTAGATATTTCCAGCAATTCATATAAAAAACGCATATTATTTACGTACATTCTTACCTAAACTAGAAGCACCAAGTAATGTTCCTGGATTTTTTCCATTCATGATTTCTGGTGTAATCGACTTCATAATATCCAAAAGATCTGTAGTAAACAAAGACTTCATGATTTTAAGTGTTTCTGGATCTATTTTCTCTGGGCCGCCTTGCTGTTTTAGAAGTTGTTTGTAAGATAGAATCAATACACGAAATCTTTGACGAGTTGAATACTTTGATTCACGAATTCTATCTCTTAATGCAATTACTGAGAAATCTTTTTGAACAGGTTCTTTTGGCATCTTACTAACGGATTCTAAAACTTCTTCTACCATTCCATCTGCGGAGAAAACTTTTGCTTTTAACTTTGTAAATTTTCCATCAATCTTGGATGATTTTAACATATCTCCACATCCAAGAGAATTTAAATCAGAGAAAGCTTTTACTTTAAGTCCTTTAAATTCAAAATCCTTTGGAGTATATTCTATATCCGAAAAGTTTTTTTCTTCCCCATCAGATATTAGATTTCCTTCATCATCCCAAGTCTGTACTACTTGAGCTTGTTTCCAAGAAGGGTTCAAAGTAACATCTAATCCCTTGATACTTACTAATTTACGTAATGTATCTACTCCAGAAGTAGATGAATCCCAATATCCCAATTATTTAACTAATTTATAATTAATTGTAGACTATATTATCTAAGAAAATTTCTTAGTGTTTACTCTAGTCGTTGAGAAACTATTTTTATTAATAGTTTTTGCTGATTTAATTTATTATTTTTCCAGCAATTAAAAACATTTTCATGAATTAACTTTGAATTCATGCCTCAGATATTGTTTAAGGATAACTGCACTTACTCCAGGACGAACTCCGGCCTTTAATAAGTACTTTAATCTTTTTATGTTTTGTGCAGCCTCATCATCTGCTAAGGCTTCATCAAATAACTCTATTTCAGCATAACACCAAGAATCAGGCATAAGCTCTAATTTTGTTACATAAAATACAGGAGCAGCAGCCTCTGTACAAAGTAACATCATATCATCTTTACCCACAGTCTTAGATAATGCTGTTCCTGAGTTTTTTGCATTAGCCAAATTTCTTGCTCTGTGAGTTAAACCTCCCAACATATTCTTCGATTCAATAGAGCTTTTATAAGCATCACTATTGAGATAATCTTGAAGAACTTGTGCTGGAATATGACTCCCATCACTTGCTAAAATTTGGCTGCTTGTTGAAAATAATTTAACTCTACAGCGCATAATTAATTTTTTATTTATATTTTATATAAACTTTTATAATCTATTAATGTATTTGAATCTATTCCATATTTTATTGTTTTATTTAAAAAATCAGATACTTTTTCATATGTATTTAATATATACGGAACTTCTAAAAGAATAATATCTCCATTACTATTTTTACAATAATCTCTAACGTCTGTATCTCGTTGAAACTGTTTGATAAAATCATCTTCTACCCAATTATAAAAATTTTTAAATTTATTGTAGTGTTGTTCTCCGTGATATTCAATCCAGTAAGTTTGATTATTTACTACTATAGAGAAATCTATTCGAACAGATTTAGTTTTATCTTTTCTAATATTATTTACAACTACTTCATCTAAATAACTTATTTGAAAATTTTTTAACCAGGTTATAATTAATAATTCTCCAGTAGATTTATTGATTATAGGATTTCCCATTTTTCTATGTATATGATCTACTGGGGACATTTTAAATACATCTCCAGTACAATTATCTAAAATAGTTATTGGAGTTACGTAATTGATATAATCATCTAAATATGTATATCTATCTCCATGTACTTTTCTTGCTTCTACCAAAAATTGACTATCTGTCTTTTTATGTTTAATAGCTCTTTTATAAGCTCCTAATATAAAATTATCTTTCTTTTCTACAATAAAATGTAAAAAATTAGTTTCCCAATTTCCTATTGTATCTCCAGTAAAAGGATTTATTTCATTTACAAATACAGAAAACTTACTAGTTTTATTTTTAATAAATTCACATGTATTCGTAAAATCATATTTATATTCTGAATATTCCCTTGATAAATTAAACTGTTCAATTAAATCACTTTTTATCATGAGAAAATCACAAACATAATTAGGATCTTCTCTTAATCTATTCTTTATGTATTCAGTAGTATGAAAATACTTATCTGAATAATAGTACTCTATTTTCTTATCTATCCAATATTCAGTATATAATTTACTTATTGGCAGTTTTAAAATCCATCTACACTCCCATTCTAGAAAATTAATCCCTAATCTATTTTCAATAGAGTGTTTTAATTTTGAAAAATTATTATACCAAATTCCTAGTTCAGGAACATAAAATAATTTAACTAACTTATTTCCTTCTTTTATTGTTAATACTATCTTATAATTTTCTGATAATTCTATTGGAACTGGTAAAAATTTATTATCAATTGACTCATTAGTTATCACATTATCTACATATTCAAATGAATCTATCCGTTCTACAATAAATTCATTCCCTCTCTTAGGTCTATTAATTTTATAAAGTTTTACTAAATTTTGTATAGTATTAGCAGAAACTTTATAAATATTTCCGATTTCTTTATAGGTTAAATGTTTTTTGATAAGATTTTCAATATCTTCTTTGCTAATATTTCTATCAACTAAAGATATATTTTTCTTTTCATATTCAATGCCTAATCTTTTTATTCTAAGTCTAGTTGCACCTTCTGTTAAGTTATATAATTTAGAAATTTCAGAAATAGTTAGTTTTTTATCAAAAAGAAGTATTTCTATATCTTCTTTAGATATTATAGTTTTTCTTTCTGAGATATCAATTCCAAATCTTTTTATAGCTTTATGAACAGCACTTTCACTTGTAATTCCATAATGATTAGCTATCTCTTTATATGTTAGTTTCTTATCAAATAATAAATACTCCAGTTCTTCTTTGTTCCAATCAATCTTTCTTTTCATTTATTCTACTTATAGCTTCCCAAGATATCAAACTCTAAATTTATTTAATTTTCATTAGTGGAAGAGTAACTCGCGACTTTTACTCTTCCTTAGTGATTTTGAATAAATGAAAATTAAATATAAATTCCACGATATCTCATCGTCTATTTATCTAGGTCGAGACGACACGACTCAAACGTGCGACTTCTTGGTCCCAAACCAAGCGTTCTATCTACTGAACTACATCTCGAATCTATTCTATTTATTCTTCTTTCTTTTTTCATTCCATTTTCGAATAGCTATTTTCCCTGATACATATGCACCACCAATAGGAAGTGCTGCAATAGTTCCTGCGATAGCTGCTTGTTTTGTTTTTCCAGCTTTTGCAAGTTTGGCAGCAACAACTCCAGGAACAATATCAGATGTCCCAAGAATTATAGCTTCATCTGGGTGTTTCTTTACATACTCCACCACCTTCTTACCAGTTTCTTTAGGATGAGTTACTGTATGTTCAATAGATTTTCCTATTTCTTTAACTTTATCAGTAACTTTACTAAATCTTTTAACTCTCAACATAGTTTTTATTAGTTATTATTATTTTCTTTCGTTGAACTATCCTGACTCAAACAGGAAATCCCAGAACCAAAATCTGGTGTATTGCCAATTATACTATAGTTCAATCATTTCTCCATAAAATATATTTTTGGAGTTTCTGATATAATTTCAAATCCAAGTTTCTTATATAAATTTATCGCATTTATATTTTTCTTTGATACTGTAAGTTTATTAGCCCCAGAAGAATTTATCAAATCAGTTGCTATTCCTTTTCCTCTATACCCCGGAGAAACTTCTAGAGCAATAATAGTATCTTCTTCGCACGCTATATATCCCACCAACTCATCTTTGGCTGGGTTTATTAATAATTTTCCAGCCGTTTTTCCTGGTGTATTTCTTGCGTGCTTTAACATATTCTCCTGTGACTTATATTTTTCTATATTTTCTTTGGTCCAGGGAAGTTCTTTATATTTTTGTTTTCGTAGTATTATCATAAGCTCTAAAAACCTTATATGTGTAATAATAAATATAGAAAATTATGAAAAATTTAAAAGTAGGAGATAAAGTTAAATCTCGTAAAACAGGATTTTATGGAGTAGTAACTGATGTAGATATTACTCCTAATAAATTATTTGTTAAAGTTAAATTAATGTTAAACGATAGAGAAGTAGAAATTCCAAAAAGCGTTCTGGATTATGTTACTCCAGAAGAATGGGAATTTGTAAAACGTATGGAAGAAAGAGATTGAAATATATCTCTTTTCTTTTTTTTTCTGTTCCTAGGACTTGATCGAACAATAGACCACTTTCCTCTGGCCATCCTAGGAATTGATTATATATTATGGAAAAAGAATCTTAAAATATATTTTCCAACATGTTTTGAAGTTCTTTTTGTGACTCTTCTCTTGGATCCGCTGTTATTTTAGTAAGAGATTCGAGTTGTTTAGCTATTCCTGAAGAATATCCCATCTCTTCTCCTTCATCAATAGATAATTTTAAAGAATAAACACTAGAAGCTAAAGCATCCCATAAATCCTTGCTTCCTGGCTTAGAACCATCAGGATTATCAAATAATGGAGATATTGATGCTTTTTTAGGATGATCTACTTTACGTTTTGGACCAACATATCTTAAATCATATGCCTCTCTTTGTAATCTTTTATATTCAGGAATTTCAAGAAGTTCATTGTTTATTATATACTTCAAATAAAGAGCCGGTTCACAAGGAGTATTATCTGTAGAAATTCTCCCATTATTTCTAATTCCTTCTCTTTCACAATATTGAAGTATTTGTTTAGAAAAAGCTTGGTCAGCACTAACTATAATATTAAATTTCTTGTTAAGATCTTCTATAAACTGCTCTATGTGAAATAAACTCGTCTCTTGTCCTTCTAACCTAGATACACCTAAAACAAAATGACACTTAATTTTAGGAACTAAAGTACCATTTATATTTTCCCAATGATCAAAACTAACTGCTGCTATTCCAGTTGTATCATCTACTACACCTAAGTCAAGACCTAGCCATATAGGAGTACCTCTTGGAATAAGATTAATCATTTTTTCTACATGATTAATAATCCTATCTTCTTTATCATAAAAATCAACTGTAATAATTTCAGGAATTCTATTCTTTATTGTTGAACATTTAGATAAGTGTTCTATAGTACCTCCAAAAAAACTATCTGATGATCCTGTATTAATACCAGATTTATCTTGAAGAGCTTTAATCAAATCAGATTTAAATTCTCCAAATAATTGAATAGGTACATGTTCCACTCTATCAGGGTCTTGATCATCTTCTAATTTATAGTTCTCTTCTTTATCATTTTTATTTAATATTCTTGGAGGATATTTACCATCTCCAGTATAAACTGAGAAAGTTATTCCCCTTGAACGTTCGTACAGATTTTTTCTAACTTCATAATGAGAAGGTCTACAATCCCAAGTAAATTGAGGTTCTGCATTCTCAAGAAATATTTCAGTTGGACCACCTGCACCTCTACTAGAACTATCAATTATTAGATTTCCGGCTAATGTTAAACTTTCTTTTACATCAAAACGAGATGTAATACGAATATACGTACTATTTACACGTTCCATGGCTTTTTCTTCGTTAGGCCAAAAATTGACCTCAGACATGATTGCAAAAATCAAGTCAGTTCCTAGTCCACCTGCCAATCTATTTCTATAATACTCTATTATAGTTTAGAATATAAATTTAACTTATATAATTATATAAGTTAGTAAGTCTTTATTCGTTACATCAAAGATTACTTAGATTTATCTAAGATCCTTGACTCGGTATTGGGATTATCCTTTCACCGAATTTACTTACTTTATTACCATATAATTTCTTAATATGGAGGGCAACTTTTTATACTACATTACCCCTAGGACCAGAAGTTAATATTCTTATATTATGTCTGTGTGGTAAATTTCTAAAAAATGGACTCTGCTTTAATACATCATCTAGCATCCATCTTCGAAATTCAGCATTTGCTACATCTTCATCTCTATGAAAGATGATAAAACTAAGTGGTTTTTTACCTAATTTAAATGTTCTCCACGGATTAGCCATACAACTTAACCTAGCTAGTGTATTTGTCATAGCTAATTTAGATACCGTAGACTTACCTATACCAATAGCTCCTGACAAACAGAGTAATGGTTTCGCTGTTGTTACTTCATTTGGAAAAATCATTTTTAATCCATCTTTCCAAAAAGGAAATATTACATCTCCATGATCAAAAAATTCTTGACTTCCTAGATAATAATCATCAGAATACAATCTTTCAATCGTAGGTGGTCTATGTGTGAATCCTTTGAGACGAAGAAATACCATTATCTTTTCATCTTCTGTTAATGATGTGTATTGATCCCTAAGATCTACTTTTGCTAAATCTTTTTCTATATTTTTAGTGGGATCAAAATGGTCTGTGAAATTAATCATAATTTTGATCCTTTCTCTTTTTATAATTTCTCAAAACCAGGAATATATAACCCATTATTTTCCCACCTAGCTTGTCCATTAGTTTTTACACGTTTAACCCACTCATTTTGTCCAGGTGCAGTAGGTGTTACTTCCAAAGATCTTGTTTTATGAGAATTATACCGTTTTAAATTCATTCTTTTAGCATCTAAACTACTAATTGAAGAATTTCCTCGTTTTTTACCTTTGCTGAAACTAAGTGAATATTTCTTTGCACAATCTGAACAACAAAATCTTCCAGAACCAAAAGAACCATCATGCTCTTTACCACAATATTCACATTTTCTTAGTTTCTTTCTATCTGATACTTTTATCCCGTATCTATTTGCTGCTTTACGTATAGCTTCTCCAGTGCTTCCATCACCCCGCATAGCTGCAACTTCTTTATAAGATTTTCCTTCATGAATTAATAATCTTATTAATTCTTCTTTGTTATATTTCTCTTTTCCCATAATTAATTGTTTTTTTTATAATTTTTCTTATCTTTAAAATTATTGCGGAGAGACAGGGATTCGAACCCCGGGTACCTCGCAGTACAACGGTTTTCAAGACCGCCGCAATCGACCACTCTGCCACCTCTCCTAAAACAGCTCTCCGTGGTAATTACGATATACCGACCCTTTGATTAACAGTCAAATGCTCTGCCTCTGAGCTAACGGAGAATATTATTTTTGAGCCTCTTGTCGGATTCGAACCAACGACCCCGAGATTACAAATCACGTGCTCTGGCCAACTGAGCTAAAGAGGCAATTCTGATTTAATTATGAAATATAAATCAGAAAATATCATAAAACTTAAAAGCCTTATATATGTGTAGTAGAATAAACGAGTGCTATTTCTTTACTACACTTTTTATATAGAAATAGTACTAATTACCTATGTCGTAGTAGGTATTATCATAATTTAAAGTAGAGATACATAGTTCGTGAGAATAGTGTATCTCATTTTTTATTCTATTCCATGTTCTTTTTGAAATAATCTCATAAAGTCTGCTACTATTTGCTTAGACTCTTCACTATTCAACTCTTCATTTCCAGATTCTTCTGCAATTTTTTTCAATTCAAGATCAGAACCTTTAACAATTATCTGACTCTTCATATCTTCTAATTGTTGAATAAATTGCATAATTTTTTCTCATATCTATTTTTAATATTTATTTTATTAAATTAGACTATATCATCTAAATTATATTTCAAATTTAGTTATACATTTAGTCGTTGAGAAAGGATTTATATTAGTAATCCTTTTTGCTGATTTATGTTTTAACTATCTTTCAGCATTTTAGTATAATTTTCTTAGTATTTCAACTAAGCCGCAGATATATTAACGGCAATAAATGAATCTTGTAAAGTCATTTGTGAACTATCAAAGAGTCTCATTGGATCGAGTATATAATCAATACAAAGACAAAGTTTAGAAATCATATTGAGAATTAAAATAGGTCTTATACTTTGAAATACCTCAGAAACATATAATTCTAAGATATGTCTAGACTTCGGATCTGCCACATTAACTAAAGTATTTGAGAGGCTTCCGAAATCAACATGAAGATCTATATTATATTCTTTATTATAACTAGTAAAGACTTCATTCAATTTATGAGTTAATTCTAGTGCTTTTTGTTCTTTTTGATTACTCGCAATAGCACTAGCATCCATAATAATATTGCGAGCCGTTTTAGGGAGTACTGGAGCTGACCCTATAATATTTTTTAGGTTTTTAGATACATCCTCTTCCGGCTGCAAAATCTCATAATCTCCCGGGTCATCAACAGCTCTCCCTTCTTTCCCTAAAATTTGTTTCTTAAATTCAGGGTCACTAAATGGGTTAACTGTTCCTATCATACATTTATTATTTTATAGTTCTCGCGCTTTACAACTATCAACCGTTTACTTTTTGCACCTAGTGCGATTAATCTTCGGTTGTAAAAATCTAGCGCGTTTGTTCTATAGAGGAGATTGATTACACTACCTCTATAGATTATTTCTTTTACTTCTTAGATCTCCATTTTTTAGCAAATTCTTCTTTTGTCATTTTTCCATCTGCTACTTTTACTCGATCTACTGCTAATTTTGTTTTAGTATCAAGACTACCACTATGTTTTCTAGCAAGCTTATTAAGTGCAACACCTGCTCTAGTACCAGCATAAGATCCTGCTGCACCTGAAACAGCGCCAATTCCGGCTCCAATAGCTGCACCCTTTTTACCACCAACTACAGCACCTAATATACCGCCACTTATACCACTACCAATTGCTGCATACTTAGCTGCCTGTTTTCCGTATTTATGAGATTTTCCATCTTCAAAAGCTTCAACAAATGCTTCGCGATCCTTCTTAGTAGTCAGAGCTTTATTCAACTTAATATTAATCTTATCACTAGTTGTAAGTTTTGGCTCATCATCTTCCTCTTTTTTTTTATCAGAGAAATCCTTTTCTTCCAAACTTTCTGCATCTTCTGCAACACTAAAGGTTCTCTCTTCCTCATTTTCCAGTGTTACATCAGTAGTAGAGAAGTATCTCTCTTCTCCTGTCTCATCTTGTAGTAATGAGAATACTTTACGTCTAATATACATACTTAATTACTGTTTTTATTTGATTTATATTTAAAATATTTTTTAAGAGGTTTTATTACCTTCTTAATTCTATCACTCTTTCGTTTAGTTACCCCAAGTTTATCTGTTTCTTCTAAGGTATCTACACTAGAATCAAGAGGATCAAGAATATATCTTGTAATTACCTGACTTGATTTTTGATAAGTTACACCTTCAGGGGCAGCTTCTGAATAACCGGAAAATCTTTTAATTTTCATTTTATATACGGTCTTAGTGGATCAAATCCTTTCTCTTCTTGTTCTTTAGAATCTTCCACTCCTTCTGTAAATGTCTTTTCTTTAATCATAATCTTACAAGTTTGTTTTCATTGATACTGTTGGCGTAGGCTTTGATTTTGTTTTGTACAATCCTATATTATTTATTTCCTGCCTACTATTCTGAGCGTCAATTTTCTTTACTTTTAATTGATTATCTTTTTGAGCTTCATCCTTTTTCTGTTCTAGTTTCTGAGTTTGATTGACTTGCTTCATTTCTTGCATTCTTTCCTCAGCTTGCATTCTCTGTCGCATTCTCTGAGTTTCTAGGATTTGACGTTGAAGTCTCATTTGTTCTATTTGCAAGTCCTTAGAAGTCATTTCTTGTTTAGCTAGACCAATTTCTGGAGACTGTTCTGGAGTGGGATCATTAGAAGCAAATAATTTACGTTTAATTATCATCTTCTTTGAATAATTTTAACTGAGTCCAAGCTGTTCTCGTTGTGCCTGAAGTTTTTGATTAAGAAATTCTATATACTGCTTAATCGTATCTTCATTTATTAGAGATTCTGTACTTGGGTCAATATCTTTAAGTAAGTTTTGAATATAACTTAAATATGATTCTGGTTCAATTAATGGAGTTGCTTGTTCTAAAGTTTGGAGTGCATTAGATAAAACTCCAGAGATACCTTGAACTAAACCACTAACTGATTCAGCTTCATTTATCTGATTGTTATACTCTACAGTTGTTTTCTGGAATATATGAATTTGAACTAAACTTGGATCTAAATCTTCATTATATATTACCTTATAAATACTACAAACAAGATTTACTATTGAATCTTTTATTCCTGAAATTAATGATGTTACTCTTGAATTAGCTCTTTCTGACTGTTGAAGTACTGCAATGATATCTCTATAATCTTTTTATTATAGTTTAGAATATAAATTCAACTTTTTATAAGTTGGTAAGTCTTTATTCGTTATACCTTAATTAGATTAATCTAAGGCTTGGTATTACTAGTATTAATAGTTTCACCAAATTTACTTACTAATAATCTAAAGAATTGCTTCTCTAGACGGCCAATTTATTAACCACTTACTGCCAGATGTTCCATCTAATATAGTAGATGGTAATCCAAGAGGAGAAAGAACACTATTTCTTACATAATCAAGATTCTGTATAAGATCTAAAAGTTTGTCTGTTAATTTATCAAGTGGGAGTAGTGAAGTCCTTGAGGTAATGGTACTATTATAGTCAGGAAAAACCTTAACATTTTGAGTTAATGCAGACTCAATGAACGAGGTGACATCGAACTGAGATGTGATGAATGAAGACAACTCATTCGTATTGTTTGCAAGTTTCTGTAATCGAGCGCATAATTCGTTCATTGTCTCTAGAGGGACACTTTTCGAATATTAACAATTATTTAGTTAAACTAGACTATATCTTTAAGAATTTATATATAAACTCTCTCTTTGTATCTAGTCGTTGAGAAGGTAGTTTTTACTATCTTTTGCTGATTTATCTTTACTTGATCTTCCAGCAATTTACAAAGTTCCATTAGATTTTATTTATCTAATCCGACAAATTTTAATCGGTATTTAATCCCAATAATTGAGGCGATGAAAGATCTCTTAACGAAATAAGAGATATCAAAAGCTCTTTTATAACTAATTCTTTTATCTTCAAAATACTTGAATAAAATAACGGTTCAGAAGCCATAAATGATTCTTTCCTAAGAACTTTATTTCTATTTTCTGATCCCTTATTTCTTCCTAATTTTGGCTTTTCTGGTTTAGACTTTTCTTTCCATCCTTCTTCGAGATCATTTGTAAGTCGAAGTTTAGGATTACTTATATATATTACCTCAGTACTAGGAATTTCATATAGATTTCCATCATCTCCGATTGCTAAAAATATATCTTCTATATTTCCATCCTCGTTCTTTTTCTTCTTTATAACTACTGCATTTGGATTATTAAGTTCTTCTATTCTAAATACAAGATGACCTTTTTCATCTCTTTGAGTTTGAAGCATACTATAATAACCTCCATAAAATACATAGTCATTTATATGGTCTCGTATATAATCAATTATTTTAATATCTTTTAAAAGAATCTCATTTAATCGAGTAGTTACAGCTTCATTATTTGTAGAATCTTCAGGATTTAATACAGAAACTATTTGTTGGGTATCTTGAGATATAAAATTAACTACATAATCTGAAAAGAAATTTGTAGCCATCTTTGTAATATCTAAAAGATAATATGACCTAAGCTCTGCCATTCTATCAAGATAACCGGATAACCTAGAAGAAGGCTGTGAATTACCAAGTAAGGGCGAATTTCTTTCATTATCTAAGAATCTTCCATTTCCAGTTCCTCCAATAACAGAATACCCTCTTCCCCCACCTTTACTAAATACATTTGAACGTACAATTTATTTTAATATATTTTATTAAATTTAGACTATATTATCTAAGTACCTACTATAGTCGTTGAACTCTATTTTTAATCGATAAATAGAGATGCTGATCTATATTTTATATTTTCCAGCATTTTAAGGTATTTTCTTAAGATTTTATTCTATCTTAAGCCTCTACTACATAATTAAAGGTATACGTGAATTTCCAAAACTAATTCCTGAAAATAACTTTTGAAATATTGTTTCTGATTTTTTCATATTTTATATAATTTTGAATAATCTATAATAGAGTTTATATCCTCTCCATTTAAAATTACTCGATTTAATAATTGTTCTACTTTTTCATAAGTGTTATATGTATACGGAATTTCTATAAGGATGATATTATTCTCTTTACAATATTTTCTAACTTCATTATCTCTATTTAATTGTTTAAGAAAACCTTCATCTGTTTTATGAAAATAATCTACTTTCTTATAATGTTGTAGTCCATTATACTCTATCCACAAACAACAATTATTATAATTAAAAACATAATCTATTCTAATGTTCCTATTATTTAATTTTATAGAATATTCCCTTGTATAATCAATTTGATTTGTTTCTAACCACTTTAATACATTTAATGCGCTTTTTCCTCCTAATTTATTACAATCAGGACATCCAGATCCATAAACATGATCATAGGCTGTTTGTTTAAAAAACTTTCCACACCTATTACAATAGATGTCTAATTTTTCAATGGTTTGTTACTTGGAGAAATTTCCATTACAACCGGATAGGTGTACTTTAATGGTACAGGTAATAATTTATCATTTTTAGACATGTTATTTAATTATCACTTCCCGAGATATCAATTATTACGTAACCTTACTTAGATTTAAAGTGAGAGGATAGAGTAGTTAATTCTATCCTTTTCACTATTAACATGTCTAAATAAGTCTTTGCGATATCTCATCGTTGACTTTTGTAGTCCTAAGGAGAATCGAACTCCTCTTTCGAGAATGAAAATCTCGCGTCCTAACCGATAGACGATAGGACCACATTTTTAATAAGACTTCAAAGCCTTATATATGTTAATATAAGAATTTAATCTTCACAATCTGTGTTGATTAAATTTGCTACGCAGAGATACATGGTTCGTGAGAATAGTGTATCTCATTTTTTATCATTAAGGTATGTAGTAGAATAAATCAGTATAAGTTTTTTACTACAATAAAACTTGGAACTTATACTAATTACCTATGTAAGGTAATTTTATTATTATTATTTGTCGTAAAAGGCAGTACAGTTTGTGAAAATAAGACAGTATTATTTTTATCACTTCAAAGCCTTATATATGATTTAAAAAATTAATTCTCATTTTTTATGAGGATTAAACTTGCTACATTAATTTTTGTAGTAACTTGCCAAGAGATACATAGTTCGTGAGAATAGTGTATCTCATTTTTTTATTATTAGAAATATATAATAAACTGAATATCATTCCTTACTACATCCTTAAAATGGAATAGGTATTCAATTATAGTAAAAGTAATTTAAAATTAAAGATAGTTTACTTCTTTTTCATAAATGTAGTATAAGCATTCTTACCATACTTAGACTCGTAATCCTTTACTATATTTTCAGCACGTTTCTTTGCTTTATTTCTATTATATAATCCAGATATAGTTGATCCAATCACAGCCCCTGTAGCAGCTGTTTTTAAATTACCCATTGCTAATCCAGGCAAACTCCCAACAAAACCACCAATAACTGCTCCTGCGGCTCCAATCTTATTATGAATGTTTTTATCGAATTTTGAAATTTGATATAATTTAGAATCCTGCATAAATTTATTAACACCATTCATAATAACCCATTCACCATCTTTATACAAATAAAGATAATCTCCAGATTTTGCTTTATAAAGAGTACTTCCATCTTCCAGATTGCTACCTGAGTTTGGATTTATATTGTTTTTATGCCACTCTATATCTGGTTGAGTTTGAGAAAATCTTTTAACTTTCATCATAATATTATTAAATCATCTAAAGCAAATCTTTTTATTCTTCTCTTATTTCTCCAGTCATTACATCAACACTATTACCTCCTCGCCGAACATCACCAAATATATAAACAGGACGAGTATAAGATGGATGTAATGGATGTCTGAGAACTACATTTCTAGATTTAATAATCTTTTCTGCTTTAACTAATTCTTGAAAAGCATCTTCTAGAGTCATACCTACATAAGGAGTTATAGATCTATCTTCAAGCCAGTTTTCATTGATTAGTTTAAATTCATAGGCTTCTTCCGACTCGGCCGCAACATTTACAAGAAGCGTTTTTCCAAGAGGTAATGAATAAACAATTACCATTCCAGAAACTTCAGGGATAAAACTATTATTTTCTTCAATTAGTATACCTTGCGCTTCATAGAATCTAGCGGCCGGATAAGAAGCCATAACCATAATATTTACAGCTTCAAGAGTTTTATTAAATTTCATATTTTATAATATTTATATTAAGTTCTATAGAGGAGATTGATTACACTACCTCTATAGATTATCTTTTTTATTTCTTTTTATGATCATATAACTTTTTAGCCCCGATCATCGCACCACTAGCTAAAGCAACTCCTCCAGCTATTTTACCAGCTTTTGTGTTCATTAATTTTTTAGCCCCATTCAGAATCTTCTTTGAGTCTTTTGTTGTTTTTTGAGCTACTTCTGCAACTTTTTGAGTTTTCTCAGCGGATTTCTTTACTGCCTCTGTAGAAACTTTCTTAGAACCTTTGGATGTCATATTATCAACTACAACATCAGGCTTAGTTGACGTTGTTCTTACAGTAGTTGTTGTCTGACCACTTTTCTTAGAAGCAATTTTATGAGCAGTTACATTACCACCTTCTTTCTTAACAGTTATATCTCCTGCACCTTGATTTTTAATTTCAAGACCTCCCGGATTTGTCGCAACTGACTTTCTAGTTTTAGAGATATTCTTTACTTGTTGAGAAGCTTGACCTGCATTACGATTAGAAGACTCAACTGCTTTTTGTGCTTTCTGAGTAAGTTTCTGAGCTTCTTCCATTTTCTTCTCATCAACTAAATTAGCTGGATTAGAAACTATTTTAGCTGCTTTTTCTTGTGCCTTAGCTGCTTTATTTGCTTGCATTTCGGCATTGTGAATAGATCTAGCTAATTTTCTATTCTGTTTTCTCTGTCTAGCACCGAATTCTCTTTGTTCTAATTCTTCTTCAGTTGGAATTGAAATACTAAAAATTCTTTCTTCAAGATTATCCAAAGTTACATCGGTC